GCGCCTTCCGGGGCCGCGCAGACCCCCCCGGGGGGGGTTGCTGGGGGGGTGTTTCCGCAGGTCAGAGGCTTGCGGGCGTGTCGGCGTTTGTGCAGGTCAGGGCACGTTTTGGGCCGCCAGCTAACTTTCGGGCCGCGTTCGATCAGGCGTTCGATCTCGGGCCCGCGTTCGATCAGGTGTTCGACCCATGCGCCTCGGCGCGGGACTTGGGCGCGTGGCACGCCTTGCAGAGGGTGCGCAGGTTGTCGAGTGTGTCTGCGCCGCCGCGTGATCGGGGTTGTATGTGGTCGGCGTGGAGTTCGCCGGTGTTGGGTTGTGCTTGGCGGCCGCATTGTTGGCAGGTCCAGTTGTCGCGGCGGAATGTGGCTTGTTGCAGGCGGTGTGGGACTTTGCGTCCTTGGTGGTTGCCCCAGCGGTGTGTGGTGTGTTGGGGGCATGTGCCGGTTGTGGTGAGTGTGGTGCAGCTTGGGTGTCGGCAGACTTTAGGCGCGCGTGGCATTGCGGCGCAGTTTTTCGCGAATGCGTTCCATGATGGTCAGTGGCGCAACGTCTGCGGAGAACTTGTAGAAGATCGCTTGCGGATGGTTGCCGATCCCTAGTTCAGTCTGGGCTGTTGGGTCGTCGCCGTATTTCATCCACATCAGGCCTAGGGTGGTCGGCTTACAGTGCCTATCGGCGCATTCCTTCGCGATGATGCTGCGCACCTCCGCCAGTGCATTGGTGTAGCTACGGGTTGGGGAGCCGCGGTCGCCGGATACGATGACGTTCAGTCGGTCCATTTTTGAATTGCCCCTCTGTTTCAGAGTGGTTGAATTGTGTCGGCCCACGTGTCGCGTCCGCCGTGTTTCCATGCGACGCGTCCTGGTGGTCTTGGTTGGTTGTCGTGGCGGGTTGTGATGACTGGTGGTGTGTCTGCGTGGTCGACGAGGCTGGGCCAGGTGTAGGCGATGGTGTGGCCTTGGTGGCGTGCCCATGTGGTGATTGCTTCGTCTATGGGTTTGCCGTTGGGCAGGTTGTTGAGCATGTGGGGTACAAGGTCGGTGTGGATGGCTGTGCCGACTGCGTGGAGTAGGCGCCGGCAGGTGAGCCAGTGGGCTGTGGTGTCGGCGGCTTTGGCGATGCGTTGTTGGTATTCGCGGGGCCGTTCTCGCCCGAGGTAGAGGGAGACTACTGGGCTGGGTGCCGCTGTTAGTGCGGCGTGGAGCTGGTCTCGGAAGTTGTTGCACGGTATTGCATCGTCTTCGAGTACGACGAGCCAGTTTGTGTTGTGGCGGGTGAGGTGTTGCCAGACTTTGCGGTGGTTGTTTTCGCATCCGAGTGCGCCGTTGTCGATGTTCATGTATGCGGCGCCTACGGTTTCCATGAGTTGGTGGGCTTGTTCTGCGCGTGTGGTGTGGGCGACGATGCCGATGGTGTTGGTCACTCGAATCTTCATCGTCCGGCGGTGAGTTCTCGTATCCGCTCGGGTGTCGTGGCTTCCTGGTACAGGGTGAAGCGTTTCTTGTTGCGCTCAGTTGCGGATTTGTCATCCGCAGAGAGATGAGCGCCTCCACCACCGGATAGGTGGTAGAGGTGGAAGCCGGGGCCGTCAACGAAGCGGGTTGGTCCGCAGCAGACGCGGAACGCTAGCTCCATGGCGTCGTCGTCGTACCAGGCACCTTCAAAGGCTTCATCGTATTGGCCGATGAGGTTCAGGCTTTCGCGGGACACGATGTTGACTGCGCCGATGGATTGGCGGTCCTTGCGGATTTGATTAGCTTGGGCGGCTGCGGGTTCGAGTCGGTGTTCCCGGACGGCGATCGAGTCTTGTTCGGTGATGGCCATGAACCGGGAGAACGGCACCACCAAACCCGGGGCGGAGACAGCGAGTTTGATGCCCTGTTCGATCTGGGCGAATGGGACGATCAGGTCGCTTTCGGTGAACACCAGAACATCAGCGGTGGTTTGGGTGGCGGCGCGGTTGTAGGCGGCGCTGCGGTTGAACTGCTGGGTTCCAGTGCGGCCGTCGTCCACGACGAGGACTTGTTGTCCGCAGGTGTTCCAGTGTTCGGTGACGCGTTTCAGGTTCGCCGGCCGGCGTGGATCCTTACCGCGGTCACGGAACGGGATGATGAAGGCGACTGTGGTCATGTCAGTCGGATACTCCATTGCTCAGGTCCGTGTCCCAACACTGTCCAGGTCCATCCGGTTTGGGTCACGAACTCTCGGAAAGCTTTCTGCTCGTGGGCGTTCTCGGCGGCGCCGGGGAATCCGTGCCATTCGTCGAACACGAGAATGCAGCCGGGACGTAGGTGTGGCTGCAGGTGGTTCAGCACGGTTTTGGTGCTGGAGTACAGATCACAGTCGATGTGCACGAGGCCGATGAGTTCGGGGAACTCGAACCCGGGAAGGGTTTCGTCGAACCATCCGGGGATGAGTGTGGCGTTCGGCACGTCTGGAGGTTCGCAAGAGAACATGCCCTTGTCGAATCCGTCGCGCCACTTCTCCGGTAGACCTTGGAACGAGTCAAACCCGATGACCGGCATGTGTTCGGCGATCATTCGGAGTGTTTTGCCTGTTCCTACGCCGAATTCTAGGGCGGTGCCGGTGGGGTTCAGGCTGAGGGCGTGCTGCAGGGTGGAGGTCATGTCTCGCCCGAGGCGGCGACCCAGGTTGTAGTCCTGCTTGGGTTGCGCGTCCAACCATTGCCGGTAGGCGTTGGGGCTGTGCTCTTTGGCGTACTGGCGGGCCACTGATGTGGCGGGGACGTCGCAGTAGAAGTAGAGGGTGTCGTTGATGACGTGGTCTGTTTTGGCGACTGTGCGGAGTCGTTGAGCCCAGTCTGCGTCTTCTCCGTAGGAGGATTCCACGAACGGCAGGGCGAGGGCGATGTCTCGGCGGACAGCGCTGGTGTGGCGTGGCGTGTTGAGTTTGCGGCGGTGATCGTCGGTGTAGTGGATTGACTGTTTCACCGTCCACCGCTTCACACCGTTGAGTCGGTATTCCAGGGGGAACGTCAATACGTCTGCGCCGCTGTTGGTGGCGTCGAGGAGCGCGGACACGTAGTTGTCGGCAACCTCGTCGTCGTCGTCGACGAAGATGGTGTAACGCCCGGATGCCATGCGCACCAGGTGGTTGCGTTTCGTGCCGATGCTCATGGAGCGGGTGTCGGTGAGGATGAGAACTTCGACGCGGCTGGGGTCGTCCAGTTTGGCGATCTGGTCGTAGATTTGCCGCTGGATTTTGATGGCGAAGTTGTCGTGTCGTTCTGCGACGGAGCAGATGAGGATTGACAGGTCTGGGTTCATTCGTCGGCGTCGCATTCTTGGGCTCAGTTCGTCACTCGTACCATTCGCCGCAGTCTGGGCAGTCGGCGTCGCCGCAGTAGCAGATGGTGCGGTCTGTGGTTCGTCCGGTTTTGCGTTCTCGGTGCCGGTTTCGGTGCGGCTGGGCAGCGTTGGATCGGCGTAGTTCGAGTCGGGCGCGTGCTGCGTCATCCATTGGTGTAGTCCAATGTTTTATTCATTTGTTGCCGCCGTTACCGGTTGTGACGACGATGGTTGTCGCGGCGGGCGTCTCGTCAAAGGTGAGTGTCCATCGGCGTGTGGCGGTTGGGGTTTTACCGGCCATCGCGAGGGTGGCGGCTTTGGCGAGCGCCGCTTGGACTAGAAGCATCCACGGTTCGTTGGGGCCTGCTTTTTGTACTGTTGGAATGTCGGGAGGTGTGGTGGTCCACTGGCCGGGGTCGGAGTGCATGAGCACTTTCCCGTCAACTTCAATGTGGATCACTGTTCAGCTGCTTTCTGCAACGCTTTCGCGGGGACAACAACATCGTTGCTTGCCTTGTCGATGGTGATCGACAGGACAGGCTGGCCCGTGGGTGTGGTGCGAATGTTGATTACGCGGTGCCCGGTTGGTGCGTCGGCTGCTTGCTGGCGTAGTTGTTCGTGCTCTTCGCGTGTGAGGATCACATAGTTTTGGGTGATCGCCGCGGCGAGTGCTTCCGCGACCAGTTTTGGGGTGTCGAGGTGCGGCAGCCCTGCTTCTTCAGCGAAGTGGCCGGCGAGTTCCGGGGGGACACTGATGGTGCGCAGCCCGGGCAGGAGGATCGGGAAGGGTTTGGTGTTTTCGTCGCCGGGGTGAACCAGGTTGTTCAGCGTCTCGGTAAGAAATTCTGTGAGGTTCATCCTCGTATGCACCACCAGATGCGGGTGAGTAGGGACGGTGGCCGGTACAGGTCAGTAGCGTTCCACGGTTCCGGGTCGTGGACGGTGAGTGAGCGTCTGGTCCACGGTGGGGTGGCTTCGATGCGGTCCAGGATCAGCTGGGAGACGCTGCCCGTGTAGAGGCGGGTTTCGTCTTTGGGTGGGTCGAGGTGGCGTGACACAGAGATCAGGCGGCGAGCCATGCGCCGCATGATCCTGGCCGCCCGACGTTTCATTCCGACCCGCCACCGATCGTGCCGGCCCCGTCCTGCAAGTTGATACGCCACGACTCCGGATCAATCGCGTTGGGCAAGCGGCAAGCTTTCCCACATTCAGAGAAGCGCGTCTTCGAGCAGGGTTCCGGGCAGACGCGGAGGTGTTTGAGCGGCACGGCAACTACTCCTGGCTGTTGGAGCGGGGAACGCGATCCAACAACTGGTCCAACAGTTTCTCCGCAGCCTCAACAATGCTCGGGTTTCCGTCTGCACGGGCGAGGCGAACGTTGTGGAGGGCGTCGGTGATGCGGTCGTTGAGGGATCGTGGTGTGGCGAAGGTGGGCATGGGATCACCTCCCCGAAATGCGAAACGCCCCGGTAGGTTCCGGGGCGTTCGGGCTGACGTGTTTCAGGGACACGTATAGCGCTCACCAAAAACTGTACCTGCAATTTAATTCCTTGCAAGCGCAGAATGGCAGTTACCGTTACATTTCTGCCTTTGCCGCTTTCAGCAGTTCGTAATTCCAGCGGGCGTCAGCGAGTGCGTGGTGCTCGTCGGTGGCTTCAGGTTCCACGAAGTTGGGAATGGACTCCGCGAGCTGCATGAGTTCGTGGGTCCACATCGGGATCCCGGTCGGCAAGTGGATCATCTTCCCCCACAATTGCGCCAGAGCAACGTGGTCATAGGCGGCGTAGTACGCCCACAGTTCCGGGTCTGGCGCAGCGAGCAGGAACTCTCGGACCTCGTTGGCGATGACCCATTTGGGTTTGACCACGGTGGAGTTTCGGTCGAGTGTGCCGTCGTGGGTGACTTCGATTCGGATGTTGTCTCCGGATCCAACTAGTCCCGTCTTCAACCCTCGAACGGGGAGGTGCTTCCATACGTTGTTGATCAGCCAGTAGTCCTTGTGGATTCGGTCTTCCGGCATGTCACTGTTGACGGCGTAGTACTCGCGGCCGTCCTCGCAGACGATGCCGATCGAGATCAACTCGATGGTGTTGCCGTCTTCGAGGAACTCTGTGTCGTAGCAGTAGATGGTCATTCGGCTGTGATTCCTTCGGGTAGGTCGAATCCGAGCAGCTTGCACAAGAAGAGAAACTTTTCGGGCGGCCAGATGTGCGGCACACGAGGCAGGTGCAGCCCGTGGAGGTGATGAGCTGCAATGCTGGCACCCTCACGTTCTCGCCGGCGTTGTCGCGCCTGTAGGTGTGGGTGGCGTTGCAGTTCGGGCACGGAGCCGACACATGCTTCACATGCACCGGGTTTGAACAACCGGTCGATGTCCTCACACCACGACTTCAACACACTGGTCATCTTTTCGAGGTGTTTCACGTCCTGCGGCCGCCACGATTGTTCTTGCAGGAAGCGGAGGCGGGCGATGGTTGGAGGTACGCCTTTGTAGCCGGGTTGCCACACCGACACCATCAGATCAATGTCCTGGAGGAGTACGAGGGCGTCGGTCCAGAGGGGTGGTTTCGACTTCGATCCCCCACCGTTACCTGTTTGGGCTTGTTCCCCGCCGACTGCGTCGAACAGTTGCATGTAGAGGCTGGGGGCGTAGAGCATGTTGCCGTTGTGGAGTGTGGGTATGGGGTCGATGAACTCGTTGATCGCTGTTTGGAACTCGTGTCTGGCGGCGGGTAGGTGGCCTTCGTCGTTCGGTTGGGTCATTTTTCGAATGCCTTCCTGAACATATCTTCTTTCTGTTCCCGACGTTTCTGTTCCCGACGTTCCTGGTCTCGGCGTTCCAACAGCAGTTGCCCTGCCGCTGCACCAACCTCGTGCGGAACATCGGCGAGAGCGGCGTAAATTTCGGCGTGGAGCTGGCAGAACGCCCGATATTCGTCAGGGTCTTGGATGGGGCATTCTTTGATGGTGTTGGTGGCTTTATCGAGGCTGTCCCACGCGGCGATCCACGCAGCCACACGAGCATCAGTCATTCGCTTCCCCCTCCTGGTTAGGTTCAGACTGCACAACCGACCCGACATCGCTGGGCAATTCATCGGCGTTGACCTCTACCCACCACAGTCCAGGCTGCCCAGGTACAGCCTCGCGGCGGACGAGAATGCCGCCGCTATGCGACTGGAACTCAAGCGCATCCTCTAGGCTGTCGTGCTCCTGGATCCACTCGCCCCCGTCTGGACGCGGTTGCTTCAGTGCGTAGACGCTCATTTGTGGTGTCCTTTGCAGTCGGTGGAATGCTCGATGCGGGGCTGGAAACACGCCGGACAAACAGGGCTCTCAGTGAGGAATCGGGCCTGGGCGGCGAGAATCACGGAAAGGGTCACGGCTGCGCCTCCAGCTCCCTGGTGCGGACATCAGTCATCGGACACGCTCCGCTTGCGCGTACCCGCGAGCTCGCCGATTCTGCGCTCCAAAATTAAGCTGCCAAATGCGGCCGTCGGCAAGATGCAGCGTGGCATACCAGGCACTTTGGTCGATGGCTTCAAAGTGGACCGACTTGATGTCTTCGGCATAGAAGTCATCAAGGGTTCCGTCATCGTCAAGCTGGATTCTCGGGTGTTCGTTGTCGCTCATTGCTGGTCCTTTTCGGCTAGTAGTTGGGCGATAGCGATCAACGCGTGAGTCTGCGCGGACTCGTAAGCACCGGTACGGGCTTCTTCCCGAGCGAACTCGATGTGTTCGGTGGGGGTTTCAGGTGGTTTCGGCATCAGAAAGGCGGAAACCATGCCTCGATGAGCGTGTCGAACGCGGCCTCAGCAAGACGAGTCAGGTCCACACCCGTGTCCACGACGAGCGAGTGTTCGTCGTTGTAGCTGTCGTCGACGTATCCGCCTCCTGGCTCGTCGGCTTGCCGGCGCAGCTCTGCGGCGAGGGCTTCGCGAAGTTGCGCGATCACCTTTTCACGTTCCGGCCGGGTCACGCTTCCCCCTCGGTATCCAGTGCAGCGAGGATCTTGTACGGATACAGCGGTCCGTGCGACGGGTCTTCGCACAGTTCTCGGATTCGTGTTTCCTGCGCCCGGAGACGCTCAACTTCGGCGACCAATTCTCGGACTAGCCCGACCTGGAAAAAGTCCATCATCGTGTCCGTGCAGCGCGTGTCGTCCAGTGCTGCTTTCGCGCGCTCTACAACATCACTCACTTGTCTTCCCCCTCGGTATCCACGAGCGTGTTCAGGGCTGAAATGACCTCTGGCGTGTGCGGCAGCGCAGCACCGAGAGCATTGGCTATTGCGAACACCGCGGCCCGCAACTCTGTCAACTGCTGCTCCGGCGTTTTCCTCACTTGTCTTCCCCCTCGGCTACAACCGCAGCAGCGGCAAGCAGATCGGCAGCTAGTTCACGAGCCGATGCGGCGGTCATTCGTGCATCACCGAGGTATGCGCGGACCTTCCCGGAGCCGCCAGTCCACACGTTGCCGTCGTTCCAGCGCGGCTCGCCCTGGATCACTTCGGGTTCGGGTAGTTGGATTACTGCCACACCAGGAAGAGACAGGAGGACATCAGCGACATGGGCGGCGTGCGCCTTGGCGATCCGCTCATCCTCGCCGCAGAAGTATGTGCGCTCCTCGGGCCAGTTCCAGCCGCATCCACAGCCGAGGAAGTCTCCCCGCCACTGGTGTAGGACGAGGGCTTCTGTGAGTACGTCACGTAACTCGTTGGTCATGGTTGTCCTTTCGTGAGCCATTCCGCCCACCCCTGACCCACCAAGGGCCGTGGGGGTGTGGTGTCCGGGATGATCCGTATATCCGTATGCCCCGTGTTGATCGAGTGACGATCCGCTTTCCACTGAGCGCAGTCTTCGCACGACTGGTCCCAGGCACGGTTGCACTCCTTGCAATGAACCTGAATCACCGCACGTACTCCCTCAGATGCGACAGCGCCAACCGGACGCCCTCAGCTTTGCCCCGCAGCCGGTCGAAATCCGTTCCGTGCGGGAACTTGACGCGCTTCTCGTCGGCCATGAAGTTGAGTTTCACGATCGCGTCCTCCATGCGGTTGATGAGGTCAGAGACTTGATCATTATCTGGGGTCATCGTCAGCTGTATCCGCTTGTGCCTTGTTGGGCGAGGTGTCGTAATCGAAAACAACCAACATGTCGGTGTTTCCACTTAGGACGGGGCAATCCTCAGGTGGGTGTACCACCAGGCAGGCAGGACACGAGTGATCCTCAGTGAACGGTCCGTAGTGTTTGGTTGGGATCAAAGCGAAGGTCGACGCCTCATCCTGCGGCCTGGTACGAATCCACCCGCCGTAGTCATAGTGCCACCGGGCGTTGAACCTATCGCGCCAAGCACGATCGCGGTGTTCAGGGCTCAAGTGCTGGACGTCTGATCCATGCTCTGTGGTCGGCATAGTCGTCATCTCCCTACGAGTGTCGGTAATCGGAAACATGTGTGCGCTGTCAGATCGGCTGCCTACCTGGAGAAACGGCGACGATCATCGAATCAACCCCTGATAAGCAACAACATCAGCGAGCTTTCCGGGGAGCGCATCCCAGTCCGCCTGGTCGACAGCATCCTCGGGGTCGGTCCACAGCCGCTTCAGGGCTTCGCTGAGGGCTTCGGTGAGTACTGCGCGCAACTCCCCGCTCACGCTTCCTCCAAAGAGTCCGTAGGGGTGTAGAGCACGCGGGCCGGAAGGTCGACCTCATCGCTTGGGCAGGGCACTTCGTAACCGCTGCGATACCAATGCCCATACAGGGCGGCGAGGTGATGATCGGCCCAGTTGACGTAGTTGTCCCCGATGTCTGACCCTCCGAGTGGCATGATCACTGCCCCAATTGGTAGCGCGTCGAGTTCTTCGACGGTCTCGACCACCTTGGGGCGCAGACGCTCAACCTCGGCTACCAATTCGGCGAGCAGCCGGTAGGACCGGCCCGGTGCGACCGCGACCCGAGACCCCTTCGCCACTTCGTAGTCGGCCAGCGCAGCCTTGGCGCGCTCAACAACATCACTCATGAGGTATCTCCATCCAGTGGGTAACGAATCGGGTTGCAGGCTCTGGCACGCCCAGCTCGAAGATGCTCTCGATTACGCGGGTTTCCCGCCTGAGTCCTCCGAGGGCTCTGTCGATCTCGGCGGCGACGTGGGCCTCGAAATCGTCGAGCGAACCGTCGCGGAAATCACATTCACCCCGCCGCGCACCCTGGCAGTGGGAGTGTCCAGTTTCCAGGTTTAACGTCCGCCGATGTCGGCGCTGAACCGCGATCATGATCTTCTGCGCGTCCCCGCTCATGCTTCCTCCCCGGTATCCAGCGCAGCGAGGATGTCTTCGCCAAGCGCGTTGAGCGCGTTCGCTTCGTCGCACGTCGGTCCGTCGGGTTCGGACCAAGCGCGTACTTCAGCCGCACGCTCAGCCAGTTCCCGAATTCGTGTTTCCTGCGCCCGGAGACGCTCAACCTCGGCGACCAGCTCGGGCACGAGAGTGCGCGCTTGGGCGACGAACTCGGCATTCCTATCGTCCTGGTAGTGGGCCTCAACGCGGAAACCCAAATCACCGTCGCCAAGCCAAATGACAGGCCCGCCCACCGCCTGCATTCCATCGTCCGAGCAGTCGAACTCCCACGGCCCGTAGGCAACGCCTTCCAGTGCTGCTTTCGCGCGCTCCACAACATCACTCACTGCACAGCCTCCAGTCGATCCGCCGCCAATCGCAGCCAAGCAACGGCGCTGTCGCGGTACTCCCGCCAGTCCTCCCTGGCGCGTCCCTTTTCACGCCACATACGCAGAGCGACCAGTGCGCCCCGGTATACGTCATCGCTGGCAAGCGCCTCAGTCGAGACGTTGATGTCAGGCATGGTGTTCCTCCTCTGTAGCCACAACCGCAGCAACGGGCACCTGATGGGGCTCGATACTGCCGTCGTCACGGACGTAGCGGTTGGTCCCGCACGCAGAGCATTTAGCGACCTCGCCGTCGCGGCTTAGAGTGCCGGGCTTGAACGGTTTCCCCGATCCCGCGCAGTCCTGCATCGTCACAGCCTCGGTGGGTTCGGGTAGTTCTACTAGGGCGATACGGTTAGCCTCGAATGCCGCAAGGATGTTGCGTGCCTCGTCGTAGTCAAGCGCGGTGACTTCTTCGTCATCCGCCAAGGCTCTGGCGATGGTGTCAAGAATTCGATTGTTCATTCTTCGCCTTTCTCCAAGACATCCAAAACCCGCTCCAGAACCGACGTGGACTGTTTGAAATCCCCGAACCCATCCGGCCTCAGACCATGGTCACGGATCGCCTGCGCCACCACTTTCCGATGCTGGGACGCGTGCCAATCTGCCGGATCCCAAACCGTGCGCGCGCTTCCCGAGTATTCGGTTTTCTGAACCCCGGTCTCGACATCGAAAGCTTTCCGGCTGTCACCGTGCAGGTATAGGTACTTGCGGCCGACGCGAGCAACCTTGTCCTCCCAGGACTTTCTTCCGCCCCAGCGGGATTCGTTGTACGAGGCTTCGACGATCACGGTGTCGCCGACTTTGAACTTGCTCATTCTTCGCCTTTCGGTTCTCGGTTTCTGTCTGTGAGCCGCCCGAAGTGGATGACCCGACCGGGCAGCGGCTTCCCCGGACGAATCGTGTTGCTGCAGGGTGTGCCTTTGGGGGCTTTGCAGATGTCACACGACCTGCACGACACCGCCTCCAGGACACGCGGATCATCCGCGCTCGATACAAACATCGTCACCGCGACTCCTCGTGGAACCCCAAGAAAAACTCGACATGCGCGGTGATGTCCGTCGCCCACCGCATCGCCTCACCCCACGTGTCGAACGACCCCGAAAATTGGCCCTCCGGGGTGAACACGTTCCACATACGGAGGTACGTGTAGAGGCTTCCGTCGCGCCGGCGAGCCAACCGAACCTTCCACTTGCCGGTCACTGTTCGTCTCCTGTTGTTGATTGCGGGGGCTGTACGCCACGTGGAGCGACTTTCACACCCTCCCCCTTGTCGCCGGCGCTCATGACATCCGCCCACGCGCCAAAGCGCCCGTAGCCGCTAACTCCGCATCCCGAACCCTCACGTCATGAAACGACGACCGCCGCAACACCACATCCGTCCCCGCAACCACACAACGAGAACCCACACCCGCCTTGCACCACGAACACCGCACCGTCAACGCATTCACCTTCGGCCGCACAAACACCCGCGGCTCCGGTGTCGGATCCCCGTACCGGTCAGGCACGATCAATCGACTTCATCTCAGCGACCCGGCCAACCGCCGCAGCCAGCCGGCGCTCCAACTCCGCGTCACGGGCATCCTCACGAGCCTCACGTTCCGCCGGAGTCTCCCGTTCGCACCGATCCCGCCGGATCGCACGTGCAGCATCAACAAGATCCTTCGGCAACGGACGAAACCCGCTCCCATGATCGGAATACATCTTCGTCACCCCGGCCAACACGTCGGCCTGGTTGAACTTCCACAGTTCGATCTGCTCAGCCCACGCCTCGACGGTGGCGCGGTTCGGCTGAGGAAACCACGGATCGTAGGCGGCGCACTTCGCAAGAGCATTTGCCGCGATCTGATAAGAGTCGCTCATTGTCCGATTGCCTTTCTCTGGTCAGGGTTTCCGAGGCCAGCCCATCCGAGGACCTTCGCTTCGCCGGCGGTGAGGTTGCTTGATCGAGACGACTTGATGACATCCCCGAGGACTGTTGGCAGGTACTCAGGGAGGTTGCAGTTAGGCCTTCGTTCCCATTCACGCAACGCTTCCCGGATAAGGGCGTCCGGCTGTCCCTCGCGGGTGAGCTTCTCAACCTGGACTGCCAGCCGATCAACAGTGGCTCTTGGATAGGTGTTGCTTCCAAGCTCTTGCCGGACAACGGTCTTAGAAGCGGAGGATGGTTGCGGCTTCGAGGGCTTGTTGACGAGTTCGATTGAGACCGGTTCCGTGTCGACGACGATGGGGGGTGAGTCGTACGGTCCGGGCGGTGGCTCGGGCGGAAGCGGGACTTCCTCGTCCCCTGCTCCCCTGCTCCCCTGCTCCCCTTCCCCTGTTCCCCTGTTCCCCTGTTCGTGGGTGAGACTCTCGTGAGGGTCTCCAGAGGAACTCAAGAGGGACACTGCCGTGTTGACCATATCCGCTGGTGGGAGTGGATATTTGTGGCCAAGACTGGGGTGATTCACCCGCTGATGCTGTTTCCACTTGGTGATGTACAGCAGATCCTTGAGACTTCCGTTGTGGACGGCTTTATAGCGGGTCACCTGTCCACCGCTGGCTAGTCTCTCCAGATCTTCAGTGACTCTCTTGAGGGTCTCTAGAGGCTCGCGGGCGAATTCATCGGCGTACAGATCGGCAACGATGGAGACGAGTTTGTCTGCGCCAACACCGTTGTCATCTACATACGACCACAAGCCGATGAACGTGAGCCGGGTCGAGATAGGCAGTTTGGTGATGTCGTCGGACCGCCAGAACTCAGGCTTGATTGACCTGATCCTCACGACGCATCACCGCCGAACAACTTTTTCATGACGGCGTTGTGGATGCGCCACCTTCGAATCTCGGCGTAACGCTCGAATGCCAGATCTACGCGCTTCATGTGAACGTCGGTTGTTCGTCCCGACTTGGCGCGGCAGCGGGTGTCCGGGGCAGATCCGCAGGTGGGACATTCCACCCTTGCCCAGTCGTATGGGATGCGTGGACTATCATCAGTCACAGCCACTCCAATCCAGTGGTTAGGCCCGGGGTCACGGTGTTACCAGCACCGCCCGGGCCGTCTTCGTTCGCACGTTCGATACTACCCGAAACCCGCTGGTAAAACACGGTTTTCCGCATCAAACCTCCTCGCAGTCTGCGCATCCGTTTCCGCCGCACACCTCACACAGACCGGCCTCGAATCCTGGGCATAGGCATTGCGTGTACCGGGTCATGTCATCCGCATCTACACCCAGCCGGGTTCGGCATTGGGGTGTGTGGGTGGAGCGGGGATGATCACACAACAGGCACGTCATGAGATTCCTCAACGTGTGCTCGGTGGTCGGCGAGGGCGTGGTGTCGGCGGATGAAGTGTTGGGCGTCGTCGGTGGTGGTGAATTCGGCGGTGACGGGGCGGCCTTGGGTGCGGGCGCATTCGGCGCAAGCAACGGTGATCATGGGACCTGCCAGTTGATGGTGTCTCCTTGCTGGAGAATCTGTTCCAGGTATTTGACGGCGGTGACGGTGGAGTTGAAGCATTTCGGTGGTTCGGTTCCACCGGTGACGATGTAGTGGGGCCACGTCCCCGAAACCGTGTACATCACCGGAACAGCCCCTTCACGAGGAAGTACGCCAGCGACGGTGGTCCGGTGAATGCGAGGACGATGTAGGCGATCGCTTCGAGTTGTTCGGGTGTGAGGTTCACTGAAATCGCACTCCCGCTCCCTTGCCGAACGCTTCGCCGTTCCCTCCACCACCGACGGAAACCCCGGTGACTCCTGCTCCCCTCATGAAGCGGACCCATCCGCGGTCTGCAATGACCACAGATTCCTTGCTTGTTGGTCCGGTGTGGTAGCGGAACACCACCCGCACCTCAATCGTCTTGACGAATGCGAGGGCGGCGCGTCTGGCGTCGCGCCTCCTGCTGTACATCTCCGACGTCAGGATCGTCCGACCATTCGAAGAGGCCACGGTCCACCAGAACGTGCCCTTCTCCAAGTCCTCTTTCTGATCCACGTAAAACACAGGACGGTTCATTGTGTTGCCTCCACAGGGTTAGGTATCCGGTAGGTGTTTCCGTCGTCGTCGAGCAACACCCAGTTGCCCCTGTAGAGGACGGGAACAGTGATAGGGGATTGGGATTGACGAACAAGCCACCCGTCAGCGAACGCTTGCGCCCGATAGGACTCCGCCCAACGATGACAAGCGCCACAAGCCCACAGCCCGTTAGACGCCACGTTGGTGTCGTCGCGGCGAGAGCCGCCGAGACCACGGGGCCTGCGATGGTGTGCAGTAGCGTCTGAGGCGTACTCTCCGCAGCGTTCACAACGACCGTGAGCACGCTCCCAGATCAGTTCCTTGACTTCCGGGGGAAACCCCGTGAACCGGCGGCTCATGCTTCGGCCCTTTTCATTTCGCGGGCCAGGTCGGTGATCAGATCCCCCAGCACTGTGGAGTTTCCGTCCCGATCCACCGTCGGTGCGACGGTGAGTTTGTGACCAGACACCTCGTCATAGAGGGCTTTGAGTTCCTCACGGGTCTCGGCCGCCAGCGCTTGTTTTCGGTACTCCGCCACCGTGGGGACACGCGCCCCGTCCGACAGCCAGTCCCTGATCTGGTGGGCGAACTCCTCCCCCGGCATCGGCACAACAGCCTTGGCCAGAGTGTGGATTCGGGACTTCACTACTGTGAGCGTGTTGTCGTGATCCAGGTCGCCGACAACGTCGAACTCATACTCGATTCCGTCGCGCTGTTCCGGTTTCATGCCCACCTTGCGAGGGGTCTTTTTGCCGCGCTCGTTCTCTTCGATGACGTACTCGGTTTTTGACCGCATGGTGACGATGACGTGGCCGGGATAGGACACCAGGGCGTCGATCATGCGGCGTTCGTCGGGTCGGACTTCTTTCCACCCGGCGAACGTGTTGCCCCGTACGGCGTGCCTGTCGGCCTGCTCAAGCATGCCGTCGACACCCATCCAGTAGTGGGACAGGGAGTCGACAATGACGCAGCCGTACTCCCCGCCAGCCGCCAACCCCAGCAGTTCCACGAGGGATAGCGGGGAGAAGCTGTCTGGTTGTACGGTGTCGAACTGCCAGCCGTTGAGCCCCACATACTTTGAGGCGGATCCGCGTTCTGTGTCTATGACCGCTACCTTGTCCGCGAGAGCGGTGCCTAGCGCGAGTGCGGTGTAGGTTTTCCCGCTGCCGCTAGGCCCGGACAGTGCGATGCGCGCGTAGGACGCTTCACGAGTCGCTGGTTTGAAACTCAGGCTCATTCGGTCACCTCCGCAGCAGCAGCGAGAAGAGCGGCAGCCAGTTCGCGGGCCTCATCGGGCGAATACTCCCGGCATTCCTCATCTTCGATGTGTCCGAACCCGTTAACCCGCAGCCAGTCGGATTCGCCGAGGGCATCCCAAGCCGCAATGAACCGCAGGGTTTCGACAGATCGACGGGTTGGTTCGGGGAGTTCTACGAGTGCGATGCGGTTCGCTTTCAACGCTTCCAGGAACTCTTCAACACAGCACTCGGTTTCGTCTTCCGGGTAGGTGTCGTCGAAGAAGTGGTCACGGAACATCTGCGCGATAGTCGCTTCGATACGTGTCTGATCACTCATGCTGTCCACCTGTCTGCGATCCTGTCCAACGACCCGATCACCGCATCCACACGGGACAGGGCCTTGTTCACCACATCCAGGTTCAACTCCAGCGCTTCGCGGTCCAGGAACTGCAACGGTGGCCCCTCAGACAGCAACTCATGCAGGGCACACCGCGCGTCATCAAGGGCGGCTGCGCCGGCTTTCGCGTCGTCCCTCGCGGTAATCACCCGTGTATCAACAACCATCAGTTTTCGTCCTTGTCTCGATATTCGGAGCAGCGGCAGCGTTCCCGGCCGCCCTGGTCGAACGTGGCGGCGTCGCAACCGGTGTCCCACCTGCCGCGAAACTTGTCCCACGTGTAGCGGTGCCAGGACCGGTTGTGCCCACATACACACATCACGACGCCTCCCTCCGCGACCTAGTGCGTTGACGACGCTGCGCAAGGATCGCCGCCTGCCGGCACGAATCAGAGCAGTACTTGGTGTGAACTCGGGAGGTCTCAAAGTCTTCACAGCAGACTCGGCATACGACTGTGAAAATTTTCAGGGCGTCCCGCTTGTCCAGGATCGATCGATGCGACTTCTTCAGGCATGCCGGTGAGCAGTGGTCACTGACGCCGATGAAGTGCCGACCACACGAACGGCACTCACGCGAGTGACGCTTGCGGGATTCTTTTTCTGACTGGCGTCGGCACGTCATCGAGCAGTACACCAGGCGAGTGCGATAGGGCTGGAATTCTTCTCCGCAGCCTTTGCACACCTTCACCAGTGGGACTCGTTCTTCTCGGCGAGCCTGCACCAGTGGTCGGCGTTCACGCTCGGACAGGCCGCCGAAGATGCCGAACTGTTCGTTGTTGTCCAGCGCCCACTGAAGGCATTCGTCCCGGACGTCGCAAATACCGCAGATCCGCTTTGCGGGTTTCGCGTTTCCTCCCTTTTCGGGGAAGAACAGCTCGGGATCGACCTGGGAGCACAACGCTTGGTCACGCCACGCGTGCTTGTCCTCAACAGGGGCGAGCATGAATGACAGGTCGATGATGGTCATGCGATAGCTCTTTCCATGCGGGCGATCACTCGCCATTCAGCGCACTGCCGGCGGTCCCAGCCACGACCGGGGAACTTGCGGCGCAACGCGGTTCGACTGCACCCCACCGTCGCCGCGGCATCCGTGTAGGAGGCGCCGTCGTCGAGCAGGCGGGCCGCCTGGGCCAGGACATGTTCAGGGATGGGGTTGTGGGCTTCGCCGCGGCTGATGCCGTGCCGCACCCTCACCCGTGACACTGTGCGGTCGGAGCATCCGACTTCTTTGGCGATGTCGCCGGTGGTCCAACCGTTCCACGACAACGCCACGATCCGCTCCACCACCCACTCCGGGAGTTTCGCGCCCCGCCTCATGCGACACCCCTGTAGCGGCGGATGAACGAAATCCACTCAATCGACTGCTCACGAGTCCAACCCTGGCCGCGGAAATGCGCCGAGATCGTGGCCTGCCCAACACCCAAAGTGCGGGCCACCTCGTTCTGCGAAGCACCATCGGCCAGCATCCGCGCCGCTTCCTCCAGGATCTCCGTAGACAGGGCGGGGGGTTTCGGTTTCGCCACACCCGTCTTCGCGCGGGCACGCTGCACGGTGCGGTGGTGGCAGCCCAGCTGTTCGGCGATCTGCGTGGCGGTCCAACCCATGCGGGTCAGCCACGCCACCTTCTCCACCTCAACGGGGGTCAGGACACGGCCGGTCATGCGCCCCACCTCTGCGCCCGGCGGCACTCATTCGAGCAGGTCTGCGCATACGTGCCCATGAACTCGCCGCCGCACTGCGTGCAGATCTTCAGGGACGGTTGTGACCGCAACGCATTCGCGGCGCGTTTCTTGCATTTCTGCGAGCAGAACCTTGCCCTGCGGGTGACCGGTTCGAACACCTCACCGCACTGCAAGCATTCCTTCTCGGTGAACCGTGCCGGTTTCACCGGGGGCAGTTCACCACGTTTGATGCGGGCACGTTCCTTCTCTGAGAAGCCGCCCCACACGCCGGCCTCGTTGTGTTGCAACGCGAATTTGAGGCATGGCGCTTGGACGGGGCAGGTCCAGCAGATGCGGCGGGCGGGGTCGGCGGTGTAGTGGCCGGATTCGTTGAGGAACCAAATGTCGCCGTCCTTGTGGGTGCAGATCGCGCGGGAACGCCAGTCGCTGGTGTGGACTTCTGCCAGTTGGATGAACGGTGAGTTCGCCACCTACACCACCCCCTGGTTGGTGAGGTGCTGCGGGCAGTACACCGATTCTGCGGCGGCGACGAAGAAAGCCACCTGGTAGGGCGACAGGTCACTGTTGGTGTAGATCTGTTGGGCGATAGGACCTTCGGGTACACCAGCGTTGAGGGGTGCGCAGACTTTCCTGGCGGTGACGATGGCGTCGCGTTCGCTGTCGACTCCGGTGATGCCTTCGGATTCGATGACAGCAATGAACCTGTCGTTGAGACTGTCAGCTTCAGCGTGTGGTGCGGCGAGGCCGGGGCCGATGATGCCGGCGGCGATCAGCAGCGGCATCGTCCACCAATACCGCCAATGTTGTTGGTGCATTACTACCTCCAGATCGAAATAAAGAGGGTGGCCATTGCGGCGACGAGCAGAATCAACGTGATGACCAGGAATCCGGCCAAGCCCCATTCGACAACATCAGTGGCGTTCACTCGGCCACCTCCTGGTCGATGATTTCGCCGTACCGGTCAACCTCCACACATGGCACCACCACGCGCCGCGCCTTTGCCTTGTCGTCCAGCGGCACAAGCTCATCCAGCCGCACCCCAACCTGAAGGAACCGGGCCTCATCAACGGGCAGGCCGAGGTAGGCCAGAGACCGCATGGGGTGATCGCAGAAGTGCAGACCTTTGCCGCAGTCGCGCCAGTCCGGGTCCCAATCGGGGGCCTCGGGGGTCGAGCCTGGTGAGTAGTCCACGCCGCGGGCGGTGGTCCACTGCTGATTGACGGCTTTGTACAGGTAGGCGATACCGTCGGCGACCCGCACACCGTGGTAGTCGCACCATGTGGCCGGGTCGGTGAGAGCAACGGCGGTCATGTCGATGACTGCACCCTTGGCATCCAGGGTGACGCGTTGCGAATGCAGATGGACCGCAACATATTTGCCCGCCACGACGTGCGCAGAGCCCCGCGCCTCGACGTGCGCAGAGCCCCACGCCACGACGTGCGCAGAGTCCCACGCCACGACGTGCGCAGAGCCCCACGCCACGACGTGCGCAGAGCCCCACGCCACGACGCGCGCAGAGCCCCACGCCACGACGTGCGCAGAGCCCCACGCCACGACGCGTGCAGAGCCCCACGCCTCGACGTGCGCAGAGCCCCACGCCACGACGTGCGCAGAGCCCGAATCGGTGAGAAGCAGCCGCACGCCGGGATCGGACTCGATGTAGATCACATCGGCGCGGTCCGCTAGGGCCTGGTCAAGTTCCTGCTGCGTTCTCACCGTTACGGTCATGCTGCTTCTCCTGTCGTGAGGTAGTCACGCAGCAACCCAACAACAGCGTCGCCGTTCATCTGCTCCCAGATCGTCGGCTCCGACTCCCAATGCGCAGGCGGCAGGAACGGGCGGAACCATGACACACTCTCCGTGTGGATCAGCACCAGCTCCGCCAGGTCCTCCAGTTCCTTCAATAGGTCCAGGTCAGCCATGGGGGCGTTGCGGGTGACGGGCAGGTCGGCCCAGTTTGTTTGGTGGTTGTCCCACCATGAGGGTTTAGAATCTCGATCTAGCATCGGGGACGCCTTTCTTGGTTGTGTGTTTCCGGTGTTAGGGCCGTCGCCTCCTGGCGTGGGGGTGACGGCCCGCTGCGTCAGCCGTAGATCCGCGCCAGAGCGGAATCAACATCCGCAGCGTCGATCTCGGTTTCAGGGTCGAGGTCGGCGAGTTCTCGCCACCGTGCGATCGACTTCCGTGTGAACTCGATGAGTGCGGCGCTCCATGCGGCGCTCTCTGCGGCGCTCCCTGCGGCGCTCCGTGCGGCGCTCTCTGCGGCGCTCCCTGCGGCGCTCCCTGCGGCGCTCCATGCGGCGCTCCATGCGGCGCTCCCTGCGGCGCTCCATGCGGCGCTCCATGCGGCGCTCCCTGCGGCGCTCTCTGCGGCGCTCCATGCGGCGCTCCATGCGGCGCTCCCTGCGGCGCTCCATGCGGCGCTCCCTGCGGCGCTCCCTGCGGCGCTCCGTGCGGCGCTCCCTGCGGCGCTCCATGCGGCGCTCCATGCGGCGCTCCCTGCGGCGCTCCATGCGGCGCTCCATGCAAATGGAACCTCACCCGCAGCCGCCCGGCGATGCAAATCGGCGATCTCACGGATCGCTACCGCGCCAGCCTCATCCGCAAACCGGACAACCCCCCACTCTGGGGAATCCAACATGTCGGCAATCCACAACGCGTGTGTGGCATCCGAAACGCCAGCGGTGCCTACCGTCTGCCAACCCAAATCCAAAACCAACACACTGTTCTCAGGTGATAGGAACCCGTCAGGTCCGGCGAGTTGGTCGTTGACCATCTGCACCAGGGCGGCCAGTGGGCGTGCTGAGCATTCCGGGTAGTCGGTGATTTTGGTGTCACCGTTGATGTACGAAATCACGTTCATCGCACAACCTTTCCCTGAACCAGGCTGGTGCGAGCCTCGGGCGAGTCGAAGCGGGTGGGTGATGCGGTCAAGGTCAATGGACATCGGGGGTTCCTTTCAGAAGGGTGTTGCGTCTATCTCGGGGTGATGTGATACGCCCCAATCAGGGCCTTGGCGATGTGGTGGGAAGACGACTCGGCTGCTTTGGAGTGCGGCCACGTGTAGCGCGCTTCGGCGATACGCATCGTCAAGTCATCCTCGGACACCTCACGCTGCTGCCTCATCGCGGCGAGTTCCTCCGCAGTGGCGGTGTCCAGGAACTCCCCCAACTCCATGAACTCGTCATCATCGAGGAATTCGCGGGCGAACTGCTTGGTGGAGTCGATGGCGTCGTGTATCCACTTTGGCGAGTTCGGCCCTACCTGCTTGTGCAGTTCGTCCCAGCCGTTGGAGGGTCCCGGCGCGGGGGGCGGGGGAACCATGCCCGCGCCGGGACCAATGTCACCCACAGGAGTGGGTGACGAGTCTGCCGAAACCCGATGCCCGACAGACGGTTCATGGACTTCCACTTCAGCCTCCACAGCCACAAGAGAATCCGCATAGTCCGAACCGAAATCACGGCCCAGAGCATTCGACATGGCCTGCCGCTCCAACCGGGCCAGCCACGGATCCACCACAGCACCAACCAAGGCGATCCCGTCATGAATCACGTTGTTAAACCTGGCATTCAAACGCTCAACAAGATTCACTGAAGCTCCTCAGAGGTGTAAATCAGCTTGGCGGTATCGCAGGGCCAACGGTGTCTACACTCGCTGCACTCTTCGACAGAATCGCCGTGCTCATCGATTGGGTGGTGTAGTTCGCGGATCGGCTCCAACGCCTCACGGGCAGCGGCGAGAGGGACAGAGCGAACAACCAGCGGAATGTCTTTTGGAACGGGATACCATTCCCACGCACGCGCTGCGGCTTCTACTGCTGGATCGCTCACGCTGTCTCCCCTAGTTCTTGTAGCCGGCACCGCAGGCTGGCGTTTTCTTCACGCAACGCCTCCAACTCCGCAGCCTCACGCATCTGCTTTGCGTCGAACTCCGCCAACGCTTTCCACAACCCAGACGGGCGAGTTACTTCACCCGACAGTTGACACACACTCCGATGCTTAGGAGCAGACGTACTCACTGGTCCTCCTTCAGCGCTGAGAGGAAGTAATCGCGGATGTAGTCCGTGTGCCAAAACCAAACGGTGTCAACGGTCGCCAAATTCTCGGCTAGCGCCCGAGCCCGTTCGATGGCCGCCCGCAGACGCTCAACCTCAGTGACCAGTTCGGCGACAGTCTCAGGCGCACGCCGGTACGCATCCTCGGCGGCAGTCATGCCGGTGACCACTTCGATCTCCACACACGGAGTGCGGCCCCACAGCTCCATATCGGCCTTGGCACGCTCAACAACATCACTCATGCGGACACGTCCAAACTTGCTACATACCTCTGCTCAGTACTCACGCGGACCTCGGCTCATAACTACGCGACTTCATCCACTCATCAACCTCATTCAGGTCAACACGCGCCTCCCGACCGTTACCGATCGGATAAGCCTTCAACCCATCGTTTTTGACCGCTTCCCGTATCAGCACGTCTGATTTCAAGCGGAGGTATGACGCGGCCTCTTTGAACGTGGCCCATCTGGGAGTGCTCATTTCGCATCCTTCGGTTTCGACTGGAACAAAGGCTTCTTCGGCTTTGGGAAATGCTGAATCGGCGGCCTCGGGCGTGAATGAAACGTCATCGCGTCTCCCTCATCGCGTTGCGGATGATGGTCAGCTGGTCGATCAGATCTGTGAGTTCATCGGCGGTGAGAAGGACATCGGCGTCATTTCGGTAACCGGCAACATTGAGGTAGGCCAGGTCGGTTCCGTCGTAGTTCCCTAGACCGATGGTCACACCGCCGTGTGACTTTTTGATCAGACGCTGAGGTTTTGAGTAGAAAGAGAAGCTCATGATTCGGGCCACACAATCCGGCTGGAACGCTCAACCACCGCAGTAGCCCCATAGGACTCGAGAAGGTCTGCCCGCTTCTTCGCTGTCGAATGCGACCCGTACACCTTGTTGGTTACCGGCCACACAAACTCGTCGGTGCCCATGATCTGTGTGTAGTTGCCGCGAGGACGCCAACCTGGCGGCTGCCAGCCGGGAGTGGGGACCCAGTAGTCAGCTTCCTCATCGATGCACTCGAACGCGCCCTCGGGGTAACGGATCACGCGGACCCGGTACAGGTATTCACCGGAGAACTTCATGCCGGGTCACCGCATCGCAGTTCGCGCGGCAACTGCAGGGAGCCATTGGCCTCGACGTACTTGGTGATGCGTTTCCACGCGTAGTCCTGACCAGACGGGGTCAGCTTCCCCACCGCATACGCATAGCCGTTGCGCGCCACATCCTTATGGGTGAAAGCCAACCCGCGCTTGAGCGCATCAGCAGTCGCGTGACCCGTGTCGCTGCGCTCACCACGGATGAACAACCCGATGTGACCAAGGAACCGCAACACATCCGCCTGCTTGATCTCGATGCCCTGCTTGGTTCCCCACGCCTGGACCTCGCGGGCGAACTCCTGACGGTGAACATCCGAATCGGAACCGGTGTGCGCCTCAGCCTTCGCAACCAGCGGGGCGTCCCGTTCGATCGCCGCAGCCAACATCTTCTTCTCGGACTCGACAGCGACGAGCTTGCGAGCGGTGTCGGCGAACATCTCCGTCATCGCCAACAACCCCTCAGGGGTGGTGATGTCCGGAATGGCCGGCTGAACTTCCGCTTGCCGGGTCTTGACCGCAAAGTAGGTCTGCGCCGCGGCAACCTCAGGCTTGGATGGCTGACCGTTCATCGCGATCAGGTAGGCCGCGAACCGAGTGACGTGATAGTCGGTTTCAGGCCTCCCACCAGTCTTTTTAACCGTTTGGGTAAAAAGGGTGCGGACGTTGAATCCCTCGCTCGCGGCAGCCGTCTTGGCGCGCTCGATGATTGGTTCGAACTTCTGCCACGACGAGTAGCCCATCTGTTCCATGAGCCAGCGAGCAGACCAGCGGTCCTCGCCGCCCTGCGGGCATGGGATGCGTCCGGCGTCGAATGGCGACTGGTCACCGGTAGGCTGTAGTTCAGACACTGAGACTTCCTCTCTCGGTTGTCGGTTGAACCCCCGCCCCGACAGGCGGGGGTTTTTTATGCGGCGAAACGCGCGCGTGGCCTCGGCCGGTATGCGGTCGTGATAGTCCCCGGGTCCAGGTGGAAGAACTTTTCGATGGCGGCGAGCAGTTCGGGTGATGCGCCCCGGCGGCCAGATTCGATCGCGGACAAGGTGCCGCGGCTGGGCGGCTTCGCGTCCGATCGGCCTTCCTCTTCCCAGATCTGACCGATTCCCGCTGCGAGTTCTTCAAGCGTCACGTCGGCAACTGCACGCAGCGCTCCGATAGGTACATGCGGTGGAGTCCTGAGCGGGCGGTCGGCGACGCTTTTGGTTCGGGAGAATTTTGAACCGGTTGGCATGCGTCCGAATGTACGGCAAACATTTGGGATCTGCAAGGTCTTGTTCGGCAAATGTTGGTCTAGCTGGGCAAACGTCGACATCGCCGCAGGTCGGCAAGGGAATTACACGACGGTCGTTAGCCAAACGATGGTTGTGTTTGCCGAACATTTTCCGGATGATTGGCGCCATGCCAAAGACGCAGAACGGCCCAGCGCAGGCCGACTGGGAACGACTCGGGAAGATCGTCCGAGCCCGACGCGAGTACCTGAAACTCAGCCAAGCCGAGGTTCAGGAAGCCGGAGGACCATCCGACGTGGTGCAGTCACGCATAGAGAACAACGACGCATCGAAACCGCGGCCCCGCGGCTCAACGCTTCGAATGCTCGATGCTCCACTGCAGTGGGAACCCGGCTCAACGATCGCAACATTGAGCGGAGGAGACCCAGTACCGCTCGGAACCAACACATCGGTGAAACAAATCAGTGACGCCGACCTAGTTGCAGAAATATCCAGACGATTACAGGAGGCGCGAGATGTCATGGAAGCTCAGACGGAGAAGAGAACACCGCGCGAAGCGCGTCAAGACCAGGAGGGCGACCTAGACGCCGCGACCAGTGACACGACGCAGCCGAGCCAACCTCGGGCCGGCGAAACAGTTGGGGCGGAGATTCGTGATCGCGTCGCCAGGAGCGTCCGGGCACGTCAACGCCGCAAGGACTAGACGTGCCCGGCGCAACGTCCATGTTGTTGGCGGACACTCGTCCATCGCGTTCAGAATCCGCACCAGCAGAGTGTCGAGTTCGTCATCAAACATGGAGCTGCACCTACCGAAATCACCAGCACCGGTCACCCCTCGCAACCGGATGCGTAGACGCTAACGGATCATTGCCAAAATCGACACAGGAAGCCCAAACATGGGAATGTCACGATCAGATAACGCCAGTGCGCGGAAGTTAGCCACCAACACAGAAAGACCACTACCAGATGACCACCAATGATCGCGCAGTGTCACCAGGGAAGGTGATGGTCACCGCGCTCGCTGTGCTCGCCGTCGTAGGCATCGTCTCCGCACGCAACAACGACGACGACAGAAGCGCATCACAAACCACCACACCAACCACCACCACTACACGGCCCAACCCGTACCGCACCATCCCCGGCGACGGCACCCACAACATGGGCGGCGCAGACGGATACGACTGGGGCACCTACACCGCCACCATCCCACCCAGCTCCCCCGGCTGCACGTGGGCGATCGTCAGCATCGCCGACTACCGCGGCGGCGAAACACTCCGCGAAGGTGAAGCACCATCCGGCACCGTACGCGCGAACATCCAACCCGATGGTGTCGCGTCGTGGACCGGCACAATCAACGGGGATCACCGGATCGTGTTCCGCACGAGCGGCTGCGGAACTTGGACCATGACGGAGTGACACCCGCCAGAACGCAAAAAAGCGCCCTGCCGGGGATGGTGAATCCCTCGGCAGGGCGCATTTACAGTCGGTCGCCTGTTTCTAACGCAAACGTCGATGGGAGTAGTTCGGACAGCCCCTGCATGGCCTCCAGATGCCTCGCCCGGTCCGCATGCGCATAGATCCGCTGCGCATCCACACTCGCATGACCCAGGATCTCCATACGCGTTTGCTCATCCACACCCGCTGCGCGCAGCAATGTCGAGGTGGTGTGCCGCGAGTTGTGCGGCGGCAACGACTCGGTTGGACCGATCACCCCAGCAGCGCGGAACACGCCACGCCACACGTCGTAGTCCGAACGGGGATCGATCGGCTTCCCCTCCTTGTGCCACACCAAGCCGTGCGGATTGTCGGTGCGGAGTTTCTGCATCGCCACATACAACGGCGGCAACAACGGCACCTCACGCCAACCAGCGTCCGTCTTCGGCCGGGTGAACAACAACGACCCCTCACATTCCTGATACTCGAAATGCGCCGGCAGGTCCCACCGGGACTGCGGGCATGCCCATGCCCGTGTCTTCCCGCAAGGCCAGTACGGGGGTTTCTTGGGCATACGGTCGGGCCGGGACAGCGGTGACGGTTCGGGCAGAGGATCCCCACAGCCGTGGACGCGGGTTTCCGATTGCAACTGCCAAGCGATGGTGATCCATCCCTGAGCGGGGTTGTCGACGTAGGGCCAGCGCAGGCCGAGGAGTTCCCCACGGCGGGCGCCCGTCAGGAAACCGGCGGCGATCCGCACCGCATCTGGTTCGTCGCACACCTGGAACGCGGTGTGGATGATGTGCTGCGCCACGTCTGCCGGGAAGCCGTTGCGTTTCTTCTTCCGGTACTCGGGTTTGTCGACCAAGGCGGCCACATTCCTGGTCGCCACACCCTCCGCTACCGCATCGTCCAGGGCTTTCTGGACGATGACATGGACCAGCTCGGCGGTGCGGGAGGCCCCGATCTCGGAGTGCAGGTCTCGCACATGCTGCGGGGTGAGTTTGTCGATGCGTTTCGCGCCGAGGATCGGGTTGATGTGGTTGTGGATGGCGGCCCGGTAGTCGTTGAGGACGCCGGGGCGGACTTTACGTTTGGCGTGGATGTTGTCGATCCAGTGCAGCATCCACTTCTCCACAGTTGTGGATGAGGTGGTGGCGATGCGGCCCTCTTCGACGTCGCGGCGGAGTTGTTTGAGTTTGGCCATGGCGGTGTTGCGGTCCACGGAGGACACCCATTTGTAGCGGCGGTTGCCGTTGCGGTCGGGGGGTAGTTCTACTCGTCCCATCCATTTGCCGTCGGCGCGTTGGAAGAACGCTCCGTCTCCGCGGGTTCTGCGTTTCTTGGTTGCCATCGTTTCCCTCCCAGGGGGTCACCCTACGGTTCACCCTACGGTGCTGCGCAGCATTACGCAGAATTGCGCAGTATCGGGGGTCTACCTGCGGGTTTGACAACGTTTCTCCTGGTATGCAGCCTATCAACCGCTGACTCTTAATCAGCGGGTCGGGGGTTCGAAACCCTCACGGCGCACAGGTCAGAGGCCATAAGCCTCGGAGGGGATCACCCTAAAGGTAACCCTAGAGTGGATTTCACTCCCCACCGAGGGCATAAAGCGTGGGTGTTGGCGGGTGGATCCGCGTGGGGTGTACGGGGAGTACCAGCCAGCAGACGTCTAATTTGCGTCTGAACTGGCCCTGATTCACCCACTTCAGTGTGTCGACAAGCGCTACACTGTGGGTATGTCGATCATCGCCGTTGGCGACTATGTGATTCCAGCGTTCGACCCTGAAAAAGACGCCGAATTCGAGCACGTGTGGGAACGCATGTGGACCCCATGCAAAGTGCTCAACGTCTACAAGAACGGCAACCTGCGCGCCCGCAGCGACGACGGCCGCACGAAATGGCGCGGACCAGTGTCCGGCTTTCAACATGCTGATCAGAATCCGAAATGACTGAGCGGGGTGTTGTCCCTGAGCCGCAGCGGTCGCAGCTTCTCAATGCTCTTGAGGAGGGCGAGTTAGTGACGGAGAAGATTCGGCGTGCTGTGGTCGCGGCCAAGGCTGCTGGTGGTTCTGTCCGGGAAATAGCCGTACTCACCGGGAAATCAACCAACACAATCCAACGATGGCTGAAAGAAGGCTGACATGACTGCAGCTACTGACCGCTACGAAGCTGAACGCGACCCGGATCACTCCACCATCGGTGACTCACTCACTCAGTACTCGATCGCGGGTGAGGCATTCACGGCTGGTGCGCAGTATGCGTTGGATCGCATCGTGGCGACCATCGACCGGGTTCTCATGGACCCGAACACATCCGAGTATCTGACCGACCGTGCCGCGGACATCCTCCGGGGTATTCACGCGGGAGAGCTGTCCTGACGTGTGTGGTGGTTGTGAGGGTTCCGGTGCGCACTCCCCCAGGTGCCTGTCTCAGCCGGGGTCGGTGTGGCGGAGGCTTGCCGATCAGGCCGAAGCACTGGGGGATGTGATTGGTTCGAATGATCCTGAGGCGGCGAACACGGTGTACCGGTTAGCGGGCAGGTTCATGAAACGATGGGAGCAAGCAAATGGGTGACATGACGTACGACAACGTAACGTTCATGACCTACAGCCTGAAACCCGGTGTGCCAGTGCCGGACGGGAAACAGGTTGGAGAGGTGTTCGCCGACGGCGGCAGACTTTTGGTCGTCGTTGTTGACGGAGTGGTGCACATCTACCAGCGTGGCGACACCAGTGCGGATTTTGTGCTGCACAGCAGTGTGGACACGAAGAACGCGAAGCAGGCCGACGTGCGCAGGAGCCGTCACTACCTTGCGCGGGAATTCGGTCATGACTAAAGCGCTTGGCCTTCGTGGCCGAACTAGTGACCGTGCTCCCTCCACGCGGCCACGCTTTCCACATGAAACGATGGGAAGAAGCCAATGGGTAAGAATGACTGGACCACATGGCGCAATCTGATCGAGGCAGAACTGTCCGAGTATCCGGGAGAGACGCTAATTCATGTCACGCCTGATGAGTCAGTCCTCGACGTGACGTTTTATGCCGGGTATGGAAGTCCGGAGGGTCCAGGGTTTACTGCGTGGACTCAGAATAGGGTGCTGTTCTCCGTCTGCTACGACGGTGCCGAGTGGGTCGGGTCAGCTCCTCGAAATCCGTGCGAAGAAATCGCTGGCCCTGTCGGAGGCTTCTGACTGTAGACATGACGAAAGAGGGCCGCCCCGCTTGCACTGGAGAGTTGTGCAAGCGGGGCGGCCCCGTAACCTCTCCTGAAGTTCGATGCTTCACAAGGCGTGGATTAAGCCAGGACGTGAACCAGCAGTGCGACGATCATCCCCGCGACGACCGCCAGCCACACCGACCGCCACAACTCCAACTGCGGATCACTCATCATCTGATTCGTCCCAGTAACGATTCACCAGGCCCTCCGTCAGATAGTCGGGCTGGCCTACGGGTGTGATGATCGTCGTCGCACCCAAGTCCATCCGGTCGCCGGTGATCCGCTCCAAGCCGGCGACCACAACGTAGTGCGCGACCTGCCAGCCGTCGCCCTGCGCATCCAAACTCTCTTGGATCGCAGCCCGGACAGGATCGGCCGGCCTCACAGTCGCACCCACGTTTTGAGCGCGTCCCACAGGAACCCTACCGTCACACTGTGGTCCAGAAACGTGCACACTCGAACGTTCACATCAAACCCCTCTCACAGCGCTCATGCGTTCCGGCTCGATGGACAGTCGTGAATGCGCCCCGCAGTTGGTGCAGCGGCGCATCGTGTACGTCAACACATTCGCCACGTACCGCCGCGGGATCACCACCGTTTCACCACCGCACCGGTTGCACACCATCAGCTTGTCCTCGCCGTCAACGAACAGTGCGGGATGGTTTTTGATGTGCGGCCGCAGGAAGTCGTACAACCCCTGCGTGGCTACCACATCGCCAGCGCAGTACGACACCAAGCGTTCCCGATCCTCAACGCTCTTCCCTGTCACGGCACGTTCCATCGCGCCCCGGTCGTAGCGGTCAGTTTTGGCGGGCAGGCCAACGATCTGACAGAACGCGTCCAAACCTTTGAATGGGGCACCGGATTTGAACTCGCGGCGCAGCACCTTCAACGTGTCAACGGTTTTGAACGGAGGCAGCGGAGGTAACCCGGCCTCCAAATGCAGATCACCCTTCAGCCACGGCACGTCAGCTTCGTCGATGTAGTGGCCGACGACTATATCCGCTTGGGATAGCAGGTTGTGGACGCGCCGCAGGAACCGTTTGCGTCCACCTTTGTCCCATTCGGCGAGCTGGATAACCTCGGGCTGGTCATACCACTTGGCGCACACAATCGTGGTGCGCGGCATGCGGGTCACCGTCTCGTACTGCACGTACCGGTTCTTCAGGTCTCCCCTGCCCCACCAGTATTGTTCGGTGATTCCGGGGAGCCGTTCAACGTCGAGGATCAGGATTTTGTTGCGCACACCTTCGGCGATGCGCACCTGGCGCAGGTCGCTAGTCAGCGACATGATGGTTCCTCGCGTGATGCCGCCACGCTTGCGAGTTCATTTCTGGCATACCGTGTTTGACGAGGACCCGCAACACATCGGTGAACCTAACGTCGCCGCGTTTCGCGGACTCCAACGAGGATTTGATCTCTGCGCGTTCCTGCTTCGACCGGGCACCAACCCAATCACATGCTGGGCAGGTGCGGGGCTCCAAACCTGCAAGATCGGCCAAGAGTGACATTCGGTGTTCCCTTTCCTGGTGTTTCACCGGTCGCGTCGCTTGTCGCCTTCGATGCGTTCGAGGCGTTCGGTTCGCAGTTCCTCCCTCAACCCTCCGATGTCCCGTTGAATCTGTTTGAATCCGTCCCGCACCAGATCGCGTATCTCGTCGAGGTCGTCACGCATGTTGGTGTCATGGGTGTTGACGGTCTGCTCGTGAATCTCATCGGTTTTCGCGTCGATCTGTCGGGCACGTTCCCGGCCCTTACGTTGCCCTCGAACAGTGAGGACACCGACAATTCCCGTTCCGATCGCTGCGATCGTGGAAGGCAAACCGATGATGAGCAGTCCTATCAGGTCGATACCATCGTCGGGCTGGTACGCGGCATCCATTGCTTCGCGCACCGATTCCAAGATCATGCGGCAGTGACCGCTCTAGTCGCCGAAGCCGTTCCGGGGTTGCCGCGGCGTTCCGCGCCGATAGACATCAGCAGTGACACCACTGCGGCGCCGCCGGACACTGACAGCACTGACACCCAATCGGTGGCGAGTAGGTCAACCGCGCCCGCGCCGAGTGTGGCGATCGCGGTTTGGGCGAACGTGCGGGCCGCGCGTTCGGCGGCGTCGATCCAAAACGAACGTGTCAACATCAGGTGGTCCTCCCGTTATGTGCGTAGGTAGTCGATGGCGGGCTGGACGTTGTAGTCCACGTGCGGGCCGGTGCGTTTCGCGAAGAACATGCCGGCGTCCAACAGTGCCTTGGTGATCGCGATCGCCTCCGGTAGCGGTGCCTGCACAAGTTCGACCACTTGGGCGAGTAGCGAATCGGGTCCGGTGAACAGGTCCAGGTCGCGCACGATCTGCCATATGGCGTTGCGGACCTCTTGTGTGTCGCCGGGTTCGGTGCAGGCGTACAAGTCGCCTTGGTGTGCGTAGTCGCGCCACCACGGCGGGGTTTCACGCATGCCGTTCGATGAGACGCCTTGGGTGTTGGATGGTGCCATTGGGGAGCCGCCGTGATCGGCCCACACGTGACCGAGTTCGCGGTTCGGGTTGCCCCACGTCACGGCTTTCTCGATGTGCGGTTTCATCCAATGCAGGGAGCCGCCTTCGGGTGCGATGTGGTTCATCCACAGCTCGGAAACCACTACCGCGCCTTGGGAATAGCCAGCCAGGGCAGCGCCGTGGGTTTCGATGCGTTCACGCCACCGGTTAGCTTGGTTGTGAGCTTCGGTGATAGCAGCGGCAATGGATTTGCCCATCGGGAATGGTGCTGCTGGGTAGCCGATGGGTTGCCACAGGTATTTGTCTTCGACGGCGCGGGCGGTGTCGGCGTCGGGGCCGATCCACCAGGGAACACCGGTGCCGCACACGGTGATCAGCACGGGCCGGGTGTCCACGACCGGCCGCGGAAGGTAGCCCATGACGTACTTGGTTTCGGCCCCTACAATCCCCGGGATGTACAGGCCGTCGCGCAACAGTCCTGCCGCGTTGTATCGGGCCTGCATTTCCGCGACCGCGGCGGTCATCTGCTCGTCGTAGAGCGGGGTGTCAGCCAAATCGCCCGCGTAGGAGGCGAACTTTTTCCGCATGAACGTCTTGATCCGGCGGATCTCCTCGGACGAATCACCCGGCCCAAGACCAACATATTGGCCGTCGATGCGCATCAGGACTTGCCCTTGACGTCGTAGCAGCCTTCGATGCCGAGCTTCGCGCCGATCGCGCCCAGCGCGTCCACCACCGTCCGGCCGCCGAGCTGCGGCCAACCATCCAGCGCGTAGCCGCGCTGCTGACGCAAGGTCTCCACGGCGAGTTCGCGATCGGTCCAGTCGTCCGGGAACCGCTTCACCTTCGGCGGTTCAGGTTCGGTCTTGCCGCCAGCCGCCCAATGGTTGACGCGTTCGGTGAAGTAGTCCCACGGGAACCAGTCACCAACATCGGTGTGGGTGCCCCACTTGAACACGTCGGTCACCCAGCGGTGATCCGAGATGCCGGGGCGGCCATTCACGTACGGCGGGGGAACCACGAGCGGTTCGAAGCCGTACTTCTTCGCGTCCTGCACCGCCAGATATGCGGCGACGTCGATCGCGTTGGACTGCTTCATCCACTGATCCCGCGACCAGGCAGCGCGGGACCCGGCGAAGCACAGGTTGATGCTGATGCTGTTGGCGTTGCCCACGGACCAGGCAGCACGGTCGGTGTCGACGCAATCGACCACCGTCACACCACCATCGGATGCCTGCGAGATGGTGTAGTGGTAGGAGACGCCGTTGGCGTTCTGGAACCACTTGGCGAGGTTCTCGGCGGCAGCGTCGCCGCCGCCGCCTTCCTGGGTGTGGATCAGGAACATGGTGGGCTTGCCGCTGCGGGCGCTGTTGTTGGCCGACCAGATCGGAAACTCGTTATAGGCGGGCCGGTTTTCGGTCACAGGTTCCTCCGGTGTGGTTTCGTTGAGGGCACGTCGCAGCACCGACCAGGCTTCGTCCCATTTGTCGGCGTAGCGGTCAGGGAATTCGGATTGCTGGACTCGTTGCGCGAACTCGCCGGCCAACCTGGGGTTGTTGGCGGCGCGCCTGTAGTCGTCGGAGAGTCGTTCGAGGAACGTGTTGGCTGCTTGTGGCAGGGTCATCATGTTTTCGGGTGTGCCCCACCAGGGTTCGCCGTTGGGTCCGGGTTGCTGCTGGAAGTACCCCGATGAGCGGTTGTCGTCACTGCGGGAGTCGTGGGGGTAGTTCTTCGTGGCAGGCACGCGGTCGTTGGCGGGGCACCACCACTTGCGGTCATCGCCGATGCCGGTGCCGACCTCGGTGGAGATGGTCATCAGGGCAATGACGGTGGCGAGTTCATCGAGGCCACGGGCTAGGGAGACAGCGTGGACTTCGCGGGCGACCTGTTCGCGGGTGCGTAGCGGGCCTTCGGGGCGGAACCACGTGAAGCTCACCGTTTGCTCCCGAGGATTCCGCCGAGAACGGGGATGGAGCGGAGCGCACCGTCGATGATGTTGATGACCTGTTCTGGCAGGTTGGACAGGTCAGGGAGTTTCGCGACGATCTGATCATCCAAATCGGACAGATCGGGCAGGTTCTCGGTGATCCTGTCGGCGATGCGGTCAGCGATCCTGTCGGCGAGCGGTCCGAGCAGTTTGAGCAGGATGATTCCGAGACGGTCCATGTCGGGGGTCCTTTCATGCAGAAACCCCGCGCACCTCGTGGTGGCGGGGTTTCTGTGGGGGGTGTTCAGATGTAGAAGAGGGTGTCGCGTTCGATGAAGAAGTCGATCGCTGGATGTCCTGTGGCGAACATCCACGAGATGAGTCCGGTGAGGGCGACACCGCCGAGGAGTCCGGTTCCGATCGCCCCCGCTACTCGTTTGGTCATGACAGTCTCCTGATGGCGACGCGGGAGGTGTCGATGAGGTGCTTGCGGCCTTGGTCGTCAGAGACGGTGAGGACGGTTCCTGCGGTGAAGAGGACGGTGGCGTTCCAGCCGGCGGGGCCGCGGGACTGCACATGAATCTTGGTCATCGGATCGCCCCTAGCGCGTAGACCGCCGCGCTGAGGCTCGAGTAGTACTCAAGGAAGTCTGCGGGCAGCTTCTCTGGGTCTACGTACGAGAAGACATCACCATCGTCTTCGATGGTCACCACGGCATCATGGCGGCGGATAGTTGCGTTGGCCCGCTCCAGTTCGGCCAGGATAAGCTCCTGCCGGGAGCTCGCTCCGGGGATCACCAGGGCTCCGTGGTCTCGCCGTGGTGGCGGCCGCCGCCGCAGTGCCGAACGCACTTGTACACTTTGCGTGTTTTGCCGTCTTCTGTGACGGTTTTGTAGGTGCCGTCAGGGTTCATGACGGGGTTCCAGTTGGCCCCTGCTCCGCCGGGGCCTGTGGCGCAGGCGTGTTTGTAGATGAGGCCGGTGCCGGTGCCGTGGTTGTCGCAGTGTTTGGGTGCGGCGTCGGCGACGGCGGGGATGCCGAGGGCGAGTGCTGCGGTTGCGAGGACAGTTGCGGTGGTGGTGCGTAACATGGCGAACGCCTCCTTGTGGGGGTGGGCCGCGTGGCGGGGTCGGTTTCTCAGGCCTTGAGCCCCGCCACGCGGTGTCTGATGTCTTACACCGCAGAGTCTAACTGCGTTTGACCACGTGCACAAGTGTTTCTTTGAGATACACTCGTCCTTGTGACAATCATCGAACGCATGATCGCCAACCGGCAGAAACGCGCCGCGACTACCGCCGAGCTTGACGCCGAACTGGCGGCCCTCGTCTACGAGGCGATGACTGTCCACGGCATCACTTGGCACGACATCGGCCGCGCCCTCAAAATTTCCAAGCAGCGCGTGTACCAACTCCGCGCCGCTGGTGACCCGAACCGCTAGCGAGTTATACCCACTCGATCTTGTTGCAGCCGTCCGCACCTTTTCCGCTGCGCCACGACAAGGTGGTGGTGGCGTTGGCCTGGCACCGCCACCACCACCTCCGTATAGGCCACCGTCCCCGGCCGCGTAGTTAGTGGGGTTACCCGATCCCGACCGGCCCCACCGCCACCGGGACCTGCCTGCCCAGGTGCTTGGTTCGGACCATTCTGGGCGTTTGAGGTGAACGTTGCCCCGGCTCCACCGCTTGCTCCGGTCACATCGCCGCCTTTGCCACCGAAGTAGATGGTGCTCTGATCTGAACCGGAACCGCCACCACCGCCGGCGGCACCGCCACTAGTGTTATCCACTCCGGGGGCGCCCGCAGCGTTGTAGTCCCCGGCGCCTCCCGCAGATCCATTGGCGGTAGTCGAAGAAATCCCGGACACGAAAGCGGTGCCGCCGCTGCCCGGAGATCCCGAGGTGGATGTGCCACCACCACCACCACCACCACCGTTTGCGATGAGCTGAATACTTCCCGAGGAGAATGTTGACGCCCCGCCAGCGTTTCCAGGTTTTCCATTGGGACCAGATGCACCCGTGTCGGTTACCGCAGCCCCGCCGAGACCTCGCGTAACGGAATACGTTGATCCCATAGACGCTACTGGCACAAAAGTGCGGAACACTTTGGCGCCGCCACCGCCACCACCGCCTCCTGATCGGTTGCTAGAGGAGGTGAAGCGTCTCCCCGTTCCACCGCTTCCGCCGCCACCGATCAGTGTCACCCAGCAACCCGAGGCGCCCACTGGTACGGGCTCGTTGGTGAGGTTGACGTTTTCCAGTGTGAACGGCTCGAACGTGGGCCACAGCTTGTCGTAACTCGACCCGTTCCACGCATACAACTCCGGGTCCACAAACGCCGTTCCGTTCCACACCTTGAAACTCGACGGGTCAACAAACGCCGAACCGTTCCAAACTTTCACGGCACCACCACATACAGCACACCCGCCGTGCCGGTGCCGGGAAGGGTGGTGCCCATCCACATGCCGGTCGCGGTGCCGGACTTTTGCACCGACTCGTCAGCCTTCGACAGCGAAGCCTGCACATTGCTGGACAGTTTCGACGCTGCGATAGCCGCGCTGGTAGCAACCTTCGCGTTCGTGATCGCACCGTCTTGAATCTTCGCCGACGTCACCGAACCATCGACCGGCACCCGCTGATCCGACAGGCGAGAATCATTACCGACACACACCGTGGAACCACTACTGCCCACCGGGATGCGAGCAATGTCCAGAGTGCCCGAGGAGATATCAGACGCCGAATGCGTGTGCGACGCGGCCGCCTTACCGTCAAGCTGCGTCTGAACATTCGACGTCACACCATCGACATAATTCAACTCCGCAGTTGACGCCGTAATGCCGTCCAAGACGTTGACCTCGGAAGCGCTCGCCGTCACATCGGTGACATCGGCCAAAACGTGGTCGTGGTTGACGTCGGCCTTATCGTCCAGCCCCTCATGCGCCCCTTCGATACCGTCCTCGATGTGGTTGAGACGATCCGCCGACAACGGGGTATTCGTTGAGGGAACGTTCTCCCACGACTGCTTCGAATAAGCCATACCAAACCCCCTCCTAGGGCTGCGCCCGCAAACCCCTCGGCACCAGGCACGAATACCCGTCACCCGGAAGCACCGCGAGGGCAGTGTTGATCATTTCGGTGATCGCCGAAGACCTGTCTAACACAGTGGCCGGGGCCTGCCCCTCGGCAGTGATCTCCCATCCACCAGTCACGCGGGCGGCCTGCACGATCAGCGTGCCGTCACGGTCAAACAGGCCCATCATGTCGTTGCCGAACGCGACGATCTGATGATCAGTTTTGATATTCAACATGTTCCCCTATCTGGGATTTCACGCCACAATTCGCGGCGTCACCGAGATGCTCGCCCCCGAACCGGACACCTCCACGTCACCGTCGTCGAAAGCTTCCGAACCGACGAACGTGCCCGACGAGCTGGCCGACCAGATGCCGCCCTCCACATAGGTGCCTGCCGCCACGGAGATTTCAACCTCGTCGCCGGTGTTGGTGCCCGTGGAGCCCGACGTCCACGACGTCTGCTCCCGCGCATATCCACCACCCGTGGCTTCATTCGCCCCGGTCGTGCCAGCGGCGCCAGTGTGAACACTGATCCAGTCGCCAAGAGCGGCGATAGCATCAGATGCTGCCTTATGTGTTGCGTTGGGAATACCCATGATTGTTTCCTTTCGAGTTATACCGGGTTGAGGGGAACAGCCATCGCGGCCCACGTTCCAGACGAACTTGTCGCAGTAAATGTGGTAGCCGTCGTCGCGTCACTGATGGTCAGGATGGGGAACAAGCCCGAACCCGAGAACCGATTTGTTCCGCCGGAAGGTGTAAATGTCCGGTTCCCCATGTTGGCGAACGAAACGACGACTCGGCCGCCTTCTCCCGGGGCGGACGCCGACAAACTCGCCGAACCACTGTTCCCGTAAGCCTTTTGCACGGTTCCGGTGGCGGTGGCGTTCAGGTAGGAGGCGGCGACGGCCCCCACCCACCCGAAGCCGGTGGGCTTGTTGACCGTCACCTGCTTGGACCCGCCAGCAACGCCATGAATGACGTACAAGTGTTGGGAACCACTGCCAGCGTTATTGTTTAGAGCCTGGCTGCCGATAAGCGTCATTGCCGATCCGTCATAGGTGACGGAGGCGATCGTATCGGAACCCTGAACAACCAGTGACACCAGAACTGATGCGCCATCGGTCGCGGTGTGGTTGAACGAGAACGTCGAAGTGGCTTGCTGCGACATGGTTACTGCGTCGAACTCAACGGGATCAAGCCCGTTGTGACCATCGCCGTCCATGCCGATAGAGGGTGTGAGTTCTAGACCGAACTCGCGGTAATACCGCTCCGCGCCGGACATTCCAACCTGCGGGGACAGTTCGAGCCCGAAGCCCTTCGTGAACCCGAGTGCGGTACCCATGCCGACCTGCGGGTCCAGTTCGATACCGAACGACCGCACAAACTTCGGCGCGGCCTCGAACCCCAGGCTCGGCGTGAACGACAACCCGAAACCGGGAGACTGCGCGCGCGGCGTCGGGAACAGCGACACCGACGGATACAAATCCTCCGACGGAAACACCGGCTCGAACGCCGCCGGACCACGCATCGCGATATACGGCGCGAACACCAGACCGAACGACGCCTTACTGTGGCTGGCCGCCCCCATCCCCAGAGAAACCTGCACCGACAACCCAAAGCCCACGCGACTGTGGGCCACGGCGGCCATGCCCACCTCGGGAGTGAGGGTGACGCCGAACTCTTGTTTCGGACCGCCGTAGCGGAATCCCACCTCAGGAGTGATGGTGACGCCGAACGAGACGTGGGACTCAGCCCACCAGCCAACAGCCACGCTCATCCCCCAATCTGCAAGTTCACCGCCATGCCAGCCCACTTATTCGGCCGCGACGAGGTGGCACTCACCGTTCCCGTCCTGGTCGTCGTGTTGACACACAGGGGCGGGGCTATCCCAGACTGCTCCGCGCGCAAGCGCGCCCCCAGAATCGTTGTGAGCTTGGACGACGACACCCCCCCGGCCCCGGCCGAGAACGCCTGCAGCGTCACCCCGCTCGAAACGGTCACCGGCTGACTGTGCGCGGTGCCGTTGCCGTGCGCGAACGTGGGGGTTCCCACGGACACAACATCGTTGAACGAAATGGCATACGCACTCACCCAGCCCGGGCCGGTGGCCCTCATCTGGCGAGCAACGCCGGAGCCTGCGTTCTCCATGCGGAAAATCGCCAGGCCCCCATTCGCCGGATCGTCGTCGTGCGAAACGGACCCGAGAAGTACACCGCCGGCGCCGCCATACGTGGCCGACGGGGCTGAGCCCGCGCGGTCCCACGCCACCACCGCGAACACCGTGGCCCCCTCGGAGGCCTTGAAGTTCACAGTGGCGCTACCGACACCAGCCCCGGCCGACGACACTGCATCGAACCCAATATCCACCGGCTCCGGCGGCACCGGCCAGTTTTGGTCATTCGTAATCGTTCCGGGATACAGATACTCCGCCACCCGCACCCAAATGCGGGTATACCCCGCGGCCGGGGGGTTGGAGGTATTCGAGTTCTCGTGCAGCGTGAATGTCGCACCCGAGTCCCGCTCAAAGAAGAGCGTGGACGACCAGCCACCCGAGAACAAACCGGGATGGCCGAACCATGTACCGAACGACTCTATCCCGTACCCGTAGTAGTACTCGGAAGGAATGTAGAAACCGTTCGCGTACTGGTCCCACCCTGTGGAGTGCTTCCAGAATGTTGACAGCCACGCCTCATACGACTCCGGTGACAGGCCCATGGCGTTGTCCCGCAACGCTTCCGCGAACTTCGTGTAGTCGTTGATGTTCGTCGCCAACGCGCCGGCAGCGTCGAGGAAGTTCGGGTTGAACATGTCAGCGATCGACGCTGGCGGCGGAACAGGCCCGATCGGCGGCCAAGACGTTTCAGTCAACCCCAACGGGTCGATGATGTCTTCTTTGAAAATCTGCTTGATCGGCCGATGGGCCGGGTCAACAATCTCCAGCACCATGCCGATCAGGGCGAAATTCGAGTTCGTGTACAGATAATCGGTGCCGGGATAGAAGTTTGACGGCCCCTTCATCGTTGACAGGAAGTCCTTCGCGCCCGTCCATGGCCACGTCGGAAACAGCGTGATCCAGAGCGCGTTGATACCCGCCGTGTACTCCGCGATACCTGACCGCATCGACAGCATGTGGCCCATCGTGATCGCGGTGCCGTTCGGGATGCCTGGAACGTACTGTTCCAGAGTGTCATCCAGGGTGATCAACCCCTTGTCGACGGCCTGGAAGAACGCGATCGCGGTGAACATTTTCGTGGAGCTGCCCATGCGGAAATGGTCATCCAACGTCAACGGGCGAACAGTGCCGCCCACCGTGGTGCCATACGCTTTCGCGTAATTGCCGCGCGGACCGGTGATCTGCAACATCACACCAGGCTGACCAGTTTCCGCCCTGGACTGCTCCACAATCAGATCCACCGCCGCCTGATCCTCCGGCGACAACAAATCACCCGCAGTGTGCGCAGGCGTGGTGAACTCGTACGTATCCGACGGGTCCGACAACCAACCAGCGTTGTCCACCGTCTTCACATAAAACTCGTAGGTGGTATTCGACTTCAAACCGTTCGTCCCATACGGCGGCAACACCGGATCGGGATTCAACTGAACAAAATCACCAGGGGCGTCTTTCTCTTTCGCATAAACGAAATACCCTTTGATTGTCATACGTCAGTAGCTCCAGACCACGTGATCGTGATAGTGCTGAAAGTTGAATCGACCAGCTCCACCAACGTTGGAGGCGTCGGGGGCGTCAGATCCGGGTCAGGATCAGGCAAAGCATCGGGCCGGAAGAACAACCAGCCACCACCAGGGCCACCATTGCCGCCGGACTGGAACGACGCCAACGCGCCCTTACCGCCGTTACCCGCTCCACCAGGTGGCGTACCGTGGCCGCCCATGACCTTCTGGTCTCCGCCGCCCACGTAGTCCTGATCATTGAATGTGAACGTGCCCGGGCCTCGGCCAACAGGTTTCGACAAAAACCCTTCAGCGGTACCCGCCGCGCCGCCCTCAGCGACAATGGAATACGTGTCACCCCCCGGTGTGGAGATAGACAACGTGGTGTTACCACCGGCGGCGCCGTCACCCGGGCCACCAACACCACCAGCACCAGGGTCGAGGGTGATGATGGCGTTGTCGCCGAAATGCTCACCGCGCACCCATGTGGTGGCGTTGAACTTACCGGGCTGACCGGCCTGACCGTTGATACCCAAGGCCCAGCCCTGCGCACCACCACCACCGCCACCGACCGCAACCGGGTCGATGTAGTTCACCCAGTTCGGCACCGGGAACACCGTGGCCGCGGTGCCAAGGTAGACCTTCAACGGATCGTGATGGTCACCGCCGGAACCTGTATCCACGGCGATACTCACCCACGGCACATCGCCCGAGCGGGTCACCGACGCCTTCACAATCGACGACGGCGGGCTATCCGGCGACGTGTTGTTTCTGGTGGCCGCCAGCGACACAATCTGCGACGTCGGATGGTTCGGCAAATCCGCCACACGGCCACGCACATAATGCGTGCCGCCCACCGGGACAAGCTCATAGGCGTACGCCTCAGACGCCACCACAGGGATCGGTTCATCCAACTCGTAGGAGATGAACTCCCCCGGCGCGGCCGTGCCACCCAAAAGCCCAACAATGTTCGGGGAATGGTGCACCAGAGTCCAATCACCCGACGCCAAATCAACTTTCCAGATGTTGACGTGAAACTCGGTGATCCCCGCCACGCCGTAGCCGATCCACGACACCACGCCCAGGGGCATCGACTCTTCGATCAGGTCAACGCCGATGAGTGAGTTGCTCTGCGTAGCTTCAAGCCACGTGGTGACGTTCGACAACGGGAAGTTGGACCGCTCCGACGGCAACAACCCACTATCGACGGGTTTGTTGGTTCTGATGCCAAGGATGTCCCACGAGAACAACCCCAAGCTGGCGCGCGACGCGATCTCCTGAAGAACGTTGAACAGGTCCGCGATGCCCGCACCAACACCGGGAAGGCCTACCAGGCCCACCGACGATGCTGTTGACGATGTTCTCGATGTTTCCCGCAGATTCTCCGGACCCAGCATGCCAGCGATCGACTCCGGGGAGATGTTGCGCAACGCGTCGAACAAATCCTCCAGCGTGTTCTCAACCGTATGCACGCCGCCGCGGATAGCGGACACCACCGTGTCAATCGTCAACTGCACCCGGGCCAACAAGGTTTGCAAAATCTCCGGCAAGCCCGTCAACCCACGACTGCTGAATAACACCGGTCTGCTTGACCTCGGCGTCATCCCACCAAAACGTGCCGCCAGTAGCGTCTTCCGTGACGACGAACCGGGTTTGCACGCCAGTCACCCCGGCAGGAACCCGATACTCCCCCGACAACTCCTTACCGGGCCACGCCAAATCTTGATCCTGCGGGGCATACGCATTCAAATCCACCGGGGACTGCGCAACACCATCGATGTACGGCACCACCTGCAACCGGATCGGCGCGCCGGTACCCACATAATCCTCGTGAGACACGAACACCCGAGCAGTGATCGTCTGCCCTTCGCTGACCGCGAAGAAATCATCCGCACCCTGCCCCGACCGCAGTGCCTTCAACGTGCCGTCGGCAATAACTTTCGCCGCGCCCGTACCATCGCCGCTGCGAGAATGCGACGGGTCCACAACCCAATCCGCGTTCTCGCCCACCGACCCCTCAGGGAACTTCGGGGCAGGCAGAATGTTCGGCGTCTGATTCGAGATGCCACCGATAGGCAGGATCGTCAACAGACTGGGCAGCAAATTGCGCAGCGGCGCAAGGATGATGTTCACCAACTGCGCCGCAGCCTGAATCGGGTTGAAGCTTGGGCTGTTGAAGTCGATCGACTGGAAGAAGTTGCGGACGTTCGTGAAGAACTGGGTCAGTTCCTCAATCCCGCCACCAACAAGACCCGTGATCGCCTCGATAATGTCCCCGAGGATGGGGATGTTCAACGCCCAATCACGCAACTGGTCGAACGACGCCTCACCAGGGATGAACACCCCAGCAACAGCACGCACCACCCACGCCAAAAACTGCTCAATGAACTGCTCACCAATCTCAAGCAGCTGCTGAACAGTGAACGGACGCTGCCACTGCAACGCCGACTGCTCCGGGTGAATACCCGGCTCAGACGGCACCGCATGAGCCCACTCCGGCAACGGATCAAACGAAGACGTCATGACAGCGGAAGAACCTCAACCGAAAACATCGACGTAGAAGCAGAAGTCGTGTACGTCACCGACCCCGCCTGACGTTCACACCGAAAATAGATCGTCGCCGGTGTACCGGCCGCCACACGATCAAACCCATCCGACGAACCCGCCGCAGGTCCCGCCACCAGGATCAGCCGCTCCGATTGCGCCACACCGGGGCACCGTCCGATCACGTTGCCGCCAGTCTCACCGTTCAAACGGGCCACAAGATCAACCCGAACATCGGCTCCCTCACCGGTGACGACCGTGTAACCGGACACGCGGGGCCGCCAATCGAACGGCTGCGCCGGGATCGACACCTGGGCCAGAGTCGAGTTCGCGTTACCCGAGGCGGTGTTACTGATCGACGCTGGAACATACCGATCCCCAACACGTTGCGCCGCCAACACGAACCCGTCAGCGGTCGAGTTCACCACCGGCACCTGCCCCGCGACTGGGGACGGGTCCACATCCGTTGGGTCCCACACCGACTCACCATCATCGCCTTTAGCTCCCGCGTGCAGGGCGAGGTTCAACCGGTACACGCCAGGCGTGGAAGTGGACGGCGGTGTGATCTCGGTGAACGACGCTTCCGCCGGTGTCGGGTCGTCCGGGTCCAGCTCCGTCAAGTTCACCGTCGTATCGAACGTGGCCGGAACACCCGGTTCGCCCTTCTCGATCGCGGGCACACCAACACCGATACCGCCCTGCGGCCGCAACTGGAGGATCGCCGCGCCAGCAGTCGGATCGACAGGAATCTCCACGATTCCCTCAAACAAGTAATGAGTCCCAGCGGGGTTCAAAGGCCACGACATTAGGGCACGCTCCATTCAAATAGGGCGAGTTGCAGAAGAAATAGGATTGGGGACGCTTATCCCTGCGGTGACAGTGTGAGAACCGACAACGTTTCAAAAATCCCCGTGATGAACCGCTGATGTTTCGCCAACGGGGCCTCCGACTTACGGCCATCCCCCATTTGCAGGAGAACCTTCCGATCATCCTGGGTAACCCGCCACATCACGTTCTCGATGTAGTCAGTCACCATCCGGGTACGTGACATGAACACCAGCGACATCAATCCGCCGCGAAAAACGTCACGCCCCAACGCATACTGGGCACCGTTGCGGAACTGCACCGTCGCCGTCGTCTTGCCCTGCGAATCAAACAAAGCATTGATGAATGCAAACACCGTTTCGATGTTGTACGGCGCCGAGGCTGTCGGATAGAACCGCTCAATCGCCGGATGGTACGGGCCAACATCATCACGCCGGTCGTAGTGCTGAATCAACTGGAACGCCAGGAAACTGTTATTCAGGAACCCCGACAACAAATCTGACGGTATGCCAGTGAACCCGACAACAATCATCAGCGAATCGATCAGCCATGCGAAGGTGGCATTCATCAAGTCGTTCAACCACTTTGGGGAACGCCCACCAATAATGTGCTGCCAACCCTCCGGTGTGTGGTCAGTGATCGTGCACGCATCGACACCGGTGTCCTCACCCGGCTCAGGCGCCACGAAATAGGCGTACGGCTGCTCAAAATCCACACCCACCGCGGGCGCATAAAACACGCCGTCCATGCCGGGAACCTGCTTGATGATCGGCTTGAAGATGTCCCCCAGCGACCCGCCAAGGTCAATCGTGGTGCGCAGCACCGAATCAAGCACCGTTTTCGTCGGGCCAGTGATCTGCGACCTGTCCACTGTGGAAAACACATACGTCGGCTGGTCCAGGTTCGCCCACCTGTCAGGCTGCGGATCACCTGGAAGCCACAAATCCATGCGGGTATCCACACCGTACGACTGGGTAACGTCCTTGATGACGGCCTGAACGGTTTCCATCCGCACTGTGCGGGCCACCATCGGCGACGTGTCCAGCAGTGGATTGGTGCGTGACACATACACCGGGGTTCGCAGCATGCGTGTAAACGCCTGGACAGACAGCCCATCCCGCGACAGGGCTTGCAGCACGGTGCCGAACCATGCCCGGATATCCGGATTTAACGACAGGCCGTTGTTGATGAACTCCAGCCACCCGGACTGCAACCGCAAAGCGCATTCTGCGACCATGTTCTCCACGACGGTTTGCAGCGCCCACACGAAGATCGCGTGCGAGAACGGCTGTGCCTGAATCGGAAGCCACCACGACGGCCAAATCACGTAGTAGTTGAGGATGTCGCGGATACCGCGCAGTTCAGCGGTGCCGGTCCATGCGCTGTCACGGTACTCGTAGGTGTGGTTCTTCGTGTAGAACGCATACCGCAAACCCGCGGTTTCGACGATGACACCGACCATCGTCTTTTTGCAGTCCATGAACAAAGGGATGAGAGGGCTGTTCCCTTTGAGGACGATCCGGCCGGTTTCAACATCGTTGCGCGGGTCAGCACCCGACGCCTCGATCAAATCGCCACCAACCGCGCCCATCGGCTGCCAAAACTTGTCGCACACCGTGAACCGGAACGACGTGTCCACCTTCGATTTGCGTTCTGTCAACGCCCGCGCGGTTCGTGCGATCCTGTTGGGGTCGCCGGACTGGAGGGCCGATTGCCATGCGGCTGTTTCGCGTTCAAACTTCGACAACCGTCATCCCCTCCTTTCCTGGTTCACAGGCGCGCCACAAATTCACCCCTCACCGAGGTATCGGGCCGGGGCTTGCCACTCCAGGGGCTACATCGGGTAGCGGCGCAACGGAGTCCCCGAAAGAATCACCTTCGAGTCAGCGTTGCCACCAACAATTTCTGTCTTCACAAAGAACTGCTGCGCCGGTTCGCCAGGCGACTTCGCGGGGATCGCCGCGTTCTCACTGAACCGCCCCGACAGGTACTTATAGAAGTTGCCCTGCGGAGGAACAATCCCGAACATCGAACCGACCTGATCCGTGAACGCATTCCGTTCCGAGAAGAACGTCAGCAGTGTCTTCACCGCCTGTTGGAAGATGTTCAGCTCCTGCGGCGACGGCGGCACAGACGTCAAATCCTGCACCAGAGTCGTCTGTGAGCGCGGGTCGGTACGCAGGAACACAATCTGATTCGGCAGCAGCGGACCAAACTCCACATACTCATCCGCGCCGGGACCGTCGTACAACCGGAACGTGCCAGGACCGAACAGGGTGGCATCCCAATACATCGGCTGGTCACCAACATTGACCATCGGCACAAAACCTGATTGGGTGACGTTCGCGTTGTCGCCGGCGGATATCTTCCGCACCGGGGCTGGTGTCGCCTGAGTGATCAACGCGCCACCGGCCTGCATACCAAACCCGATGCCCCGATAGTCCGGGCCGAGTTCACTACCGGTGCCGGTTTCCTTGTGCGACAGGATCGGCAACCCGTTACGCAACACCTTGAATATGCGGGGATTACCCTCATAACCCGCGACCAGGGTGAACTTTTCCCCGATCAGCGGAGCCACCAGCAGCGGGCGTTGAAACATTACTGTCTGCGAGAAGTTGTTGAACCTCGACAGTTTGATCCAGTTGCCCTGCACCCTCATGCGGATGCCGTTACCGTCCCAGTCGCCGTTGCTGTCGCGGCCCATGCGCGCCCACAGGTCATTCGCCCCACTATCAGGGACACTCCACTCCTGAAACCCACCAAGCACCATCGACACAACCTGGTTGTCGGTGTCAGTGTCGAAGTCCTTGTACGGGCCGCACACCACTTCGCGGGTTTCGGTGGTCAGAGGATCATCCGGGTCGTCCCGCCACCTCGCCTGGTCACCATTGGCGTAGATGTATCCGCCGCCGGCACCTTCGTAGTACAGCGGCCAATCTTCACCGAGGTCTTGCGAGCCCGTGGTGTCGTAGTTGAACGTGTCGGTCATCGACTCGTAGACGAACTGGAAACTCGCCGTGTAGTCGTAGGTGCGCCAGAACCCTGAATCTGCCCGCAAACGGAGGCTTTCGCGTTGCCGCTTCCCGATCTCCAACGGTGCTTGCGGTGCGCCTTGGAACCAGCGGACCGGTGCCCACCAGTGCCCCATGTCGTGGGTGAGGAAGTTCAGGGTTGATTCCTGCTTGGCGTCGATCGATGCGACCAGATCGCGGTAGACGCGGCGAGTCCATTTCGGGGACCGGCCGCGGCATTCCACACCTACCTCAACCTCGATGGGGTCATAGAGCGCATCAATGTTGGTGATGCCGTCTTCGGTGGCGCCCTTTTGGTCGATGTGTTTCCACGGCGGGATGAGCCCTTTGAGGGAGGTGAGGTGCACCATTTCTGGTGCGGCGGTCCGGTCGGGGACCGCCAGGCCGCCCATCATGTGGAAGGTGATCGACTCGTCGTGAGCGTCGAGCCACATCATCGGTTTCTCACCTTGGGCGAGGTCGTACCATCCGTGCGGCGTCACCGCTGACGCTGGGTAATGCTTCTTAGCCACTTACCCTCCCGGCATGACGTACTGGTTTTGCAGGTGATACGCGACGTCGCGGCCTGTTCCGTCCTCGGTGGCTCGCTGGTTGTTGACCGTGATATTCGTGTCGCCCTGCTTGGGCTGGACCTGGCCTTGGGCGGCGGCTTGCGGGTCGATGTCCTTGCGCTGCTGGGAAGCCTGGCCAGCCAGGTTCGGCAACGCGGGAGCCGCACCAGCCAAACCGCCCGCGATCCTGGTGATCCAGTTGTTGTTCGCCAGATCCGATCCGCCCGTGGGCAGGAACGTTTCCATCAACCCTTGGGCGCCGATCGCGGCGACCTGGCCGCCGTACTCGATGGCCCGGTTGATCAGCTTCACCCCGGTCTGCGCGGCCTGACCAGCGCCGGGTGCCATCGCGTCCAGCGCCATGCCGCCGGCCTGCACCGCCATTCCGAGCGCACCGCCGCCGTCCATGCCGATCCCACCGGAGCCTGAACCCGAATACGGTGCAACGTTCGCGCCGATGTTGGTTGTGTTCGTCGGCCCACCGGTGAACAGGCTTTGTGGCGCACCGGCAGCCATCGGGCCGCCGCCACCACCGGTGGTGGGCAGCGGGGCTGGGTTAGGCGCCCACGCACCAGACGACACCGGAGCCGGACCCGGCAGTGGACCCGCGCCAGCACCAGACGCGGGACTCCCCGGCGCGGCACCCGAAGCGGCGGTCGCCCCCGCCCCACTGGTCGGGATGGGCACACCAACACCAGCGCCTTGGGCGGGCCAGTTCGTCACCGACACCGGAACCACGCCACCGGAACCGCTCGCGGGGAACGCTGCCGCGGACGGGGCGGCTACCGCCACCGTCGGAACGGATACCTGGGCGGCAGCGCCGGACGGGTTGATGTTGCCCGGGTTTCCCGGCTTGTAGAGAGCGTGAACGTGGTCCTCATGGTTCTGAGTAGGGCTGCCCCGGTCCTCCATCAGGCGACCTTGAGGACCGCGCCCGTAGCCATAGGAATGCCGGTCGAAGATCGCTCCGTACACATTCGGGTCACTGAGAACCTGCTGCAAAACCTGCTGCCCGATGGCTTTGTTCGGGACCATGATGTCCAGAGCGCCGTTCTGATGCTCACCGTACTGATCAGCCGCATGGTCACCGACTTCCAGCCCCATGCTCTTCCAGAACGGCATCATCACGCTGTGCGCGAAGTCGCGCGGCGACTGCCCGGGGGTTGCAGACGGCGCCCCGGGGAGAGCGGTCATGGACACACCGGCCGCACCGGCAGACGGGTAAGAACCCCGGTCGTACTGGTTGTTCTGGTACTGCGGGCCGAACACGCCCTGCGCGCCAAGGACACCCATCAAACCGTGGCCGCCCTGAGTGGGGTTATAGGCCGAAATGGCCTGCAACTGCCCCAACAACGGGGCAGCAGCAAGGTTCGCCACGAACTTAGTGATGTTCTCCGCGATCCCCGCCAAACCCTTCGAGATACCGAAATCCTGATCCAACTTGGCGCCGATCTGCCCCAAATCCTTGGCATGCTGATCGGTTTGCTTCGTCAACTTCTCGTACTGATTCGCCCGCGCATCCGACATGCGCATCTCGGCGGCCTGAAGGTCACGTTCCGCTTCGATCACATCGTTACGGGCCTTGAGCCGGTCCTCTTCAGTCGCCTCGGTGGACTGCTCCAACTGGGCGGCGCGGGCACGCTTCTCCGCCAGTTTGTGGCGGGCATCCAGATACGACGATTCAGCGGAGAACACGGCAGCGTCCTGCGGCATGCCAGGAATCCCCGGCGGCAACGTCGTGTCATACGGCAACACCGGTGCATCCGGCAACTTCGGGCCAGACGATGACCCCGACGCGCCAGGAGGCGGCAGAATCGGGTCACCCGCAGGGCTGCCAGAAGCGGCAGATGACGAACGGCCGCGGCGTTCTGCTTGGGCGCCGGGGCCGCCACCAAGGCCGCCCGGCAGCAGGATGCCATCGACGGCGGGAGACATCGACGGGGCCGGGGGGCCGGCTGGCCCGATGGGGAGGCCGGTATCAGGGTCGCTGCCGAACCAGTCCCGGAACCGGTCTTCCCAGAACGGAAGTAGCGGAACCCAACCGGGGAACAGGCGGTCCTCGCCGTCGGGCTGGTCCTGAATCGGAAAGTTCGGGTACTTGTCCTCGATCAACGTTGTCAGCCACAGCGGCACAGCGATCCTCGACAGTGCTGCACTGATCCCCGCTGCGCCCTTCTCAGCCGATGCGGGAAGCGTCGTGGCGAGCATCGTGTTGATGCCACCCAGCGACGTGGCCAGCCACTCAACGCCCTTGATCGCCTTCCACGCGGCGAACGCGCCCACAACATCGCCGACGCCAATACCCAAATCGGACAGCACGCCAACAATTTTGGAGATGGCATTCCACAGGTCCTGCGCAGTCTCAGCGGCATCCCGGAACGCCTCTTTGATGCCGTCGCCGTGGGCAACGATCCACGCGTTCACATCATTCAAACGCGCCGTAAGCTGCGAGACAGCATCCTTCAGCTCGTTGGCGTCTTCGGTGGGCTTACCGAACACCGCCCCCAGGAAGTTCGCCCCGATACGCGACAGCGCGAAATTCATGTTGTTAATCGCGCCCTCAAGCGTGTCACCAGAAGCTTTCGCGAACCCGGCAGCATTCTTCTCAACCGCCCGGATCAGCGTTTCGAGACCAACCTCACCCTTCTGCATCATCGCGGACAGCTCAGCGCCCGTGACGTTCAGCTCCTTCGCCAGCCACGACAACGGGATGCCCCGCAACTGATTCGACAACTGATCCATGCTGACCTTGCCGGTGGCGGCGATTTGCAGGAACGCATCGCCAACACTTTGAAGGTCGGTGTTCAAGTAGCCCGCCGCGTCGGCAACTGCTGTCATGAAGCGCTTGAGGTCACCCGTATTCGACGACAACGCAACGGTAGCCACATTGAACGCCTGATCCAGTCCGAATGCCGTCTGGTCAACAACATCGTTCACTGTTTTCATCACGGCAGCGACGTCGATGCCGGCCCGACCGGTCCCCTCAAGGGTGCGGTTCAAGTTCTCCAGACGCACACGGGACGCATCAAGTGACTTGTACCGTTCGAAACCTTTGAACAGGCTGACCGCAGCAACGCCGATGATGCCTGTCGCGGCGGCCGTGAAAGCGGTACCCAACGCGCGGCCAGCCACCGCGCCAGCCTTCGACGCAGCACCCTCATACCCAGACAGGGCAGACGAAAACCGGCCCGCCACAGGCAACGACGACACAAGAGACGAACCAAACGACGAACCAAACCCCCGGCCCGCCGACACACCATTCGCCGCGAACCCATCCACAATGCGAGAACCCGCAGCCTTCGTCGCACGATCAACCTCACGCGACAACTGCTCACCAGCGTTACGGCCCGCAGCAGCAGCTTCCTTGGTGACGTTCTCGCCGATCGCGCGGCCAGCAGCCGAACCGCCACGCGCCCCAGCCGCCTCCATCTCACGCTCAATGTTCTTCGCCGCCACCGCAGCAGCACGCTCATCAAGACGAGAAATAATGTCCACATAGATCGGCATCAGACACTCACCTCCCGTCACCAGCCGAACAGATCGGCCTCAACCTCACGCTGCAACTCGTGCGCCTCAACCGACGCTCTCGCTTTCTCCAACCGATCAACCGGATCCTCAAAAGCGAACGGCTCATACGCCGCTTTACGGCTTCTCGATGCATGGAATGACGCCCTGAACCGGGCGATCTCGTTGTACGTTTCCGCCGCGATCAACTCCGACTCAGACCAGCGGCCCCCGCGAACAGCACGCGCCACCGCGCCATTGACCGGCGCGAAATCCACATACAACTCGCGAACATGATCCTCAGGATTGTCCACGAACCGCACCCCGAACAGGTCCAGCAACTCTAAACTGGACAACCTGCCCTGATGCCAATCGGCGACGCTCAGCCCGAAAAACCGCCGCAGATCACTCGCTATCTGTCTCGGGTACAGTCTCCAGAACCACTGAGCTTCCATCACTTTTCGAGTCGGACTCAGCTCGTTCCGCGATCGTGAAGCCCTGCTCGGTCCACGCCCGCCACACATCCCTGGCACCAGCAGCACGACCGTTGATCTGCTTCGACCGCAACACCTCGTAGTTGTCCATGCCCAACACGACCTGAACGATCCGCACCTCACGCGGCGGCGACACACGCTTACCGTCCTTGAAATACGGCGGCCCCTTGACCGCGCCGGGACGGGTCTCCGCCGGCAGGACCATCTCGTTGCCGTCGCGGTCCTTCACGGTCTGCTCCGGGATGTACAGGTCCGGCTCCCGGTCATAGGTTTCGATCTCTTCGAGGTACGCCTCGTACGCTTCCAGCGCATCATCGTCGAGCATCCGAAGGTTCGGGTGAGGGGGGATCGTCATGGTGCTGCCGTCATCGAAGCGCAGAACACGATCAGCGAACGGCGAATCGAACTCGGTGGCCTGTTCACGCGCGGCGGCACCATTGTTCTCGGGTTTCTTAACAGACATCAGGGGCTTCCTTCAAAAAGGGGTTGATACAGGGGCGGTGGGCTGGCTTTGTGTGGTGCCTGCCGGGTGGGTGCCAGCCCCAAACCAACCCACCCGGCAGGACGATTCACCGGCTAGCTGCCGTCCGAGTACTGCTCAGCCCAGCCCGGGCCACCCATCCACACATAGAAGTAGCCGGGAACCAGGGCGATCGTTCCCGCCGGGTCGGGCCGCATGAAGTACTCATTCGGCAGCACCTTGTACGTCAGGTCCGCCGTGTCAGGGTCGGTCTTGGAACGCTGCTTCGACGCCTGGTCGTCCAGCTTCACCGCCGGGTAACCCTCAGCGCGGTAAATGAACCCGCCGGAAGTGCGGCGCGCGTACAGCAGCAGCAACTGGTACTCCGCCGAATCCGCGTCCAGCAGCGGACCCTCACCATAGTCAGGGGTACCCGGAAGAGCCACCAGCGGATTACCGGCGTTGTCACACAAAGGAAGTTCCGACTCCAGCCGGTGAATCAGAGGATCAGCAGTACCGAGCGCCACGAACCGCACCGAGTACGACTTCTCCGTCACCTCAGAATCGACCGGGAACTTCGACTGCAACACCATCAGATCGTCAGAGGTGACATCAGGTTCACGCTCCGCACCACCATCCTCAGGGTTGCATCCGATGTGCCACCAACCCTCATTCGGGGCAGTGTTGTACTCGTACTTGCCGTTCACCTTCCGGCGAATGAACAGGTCATCGCGAAGCTTGCCGTCCTGCGCGAACGGCGACCACTTCACCGTCACGCAATCATCCTCGAACGGCGACATGTCCGTCGCGGCACCACGGTTGTCGCGGATGAACACCGCCTGCAGGCCGCCACGCTCGATGAACGGCTTGTGAATGTCAGTGAATCCGCCGGCGCTCCAGTCGGTGCCGGTCAATGGCTGCGTCATAGGGACGCTCCTCTCATTTGGATAAGGGACCGGATTGCGAGAATTTCCGGCGAACAAAAAAGGGACCCGGCACTATCCGCCAGGCCCCTTGTCAGGGCTGAAACTTCAATTAGATGTACTGAACACCGATCTCGTAGCGGCCCACATGCCGCACCAAGTGGCCGTCGTCGTCATACTCGACAAGGACCGGTTTCATCAGCACACGCGCATAGTCGATACGCGCAACAACACCACCGCCGACCGGTATCTCCGTCAGCGGGTTAACGACGAGCTCCAGCATTCGTTGGTGCGTCAACTCGGCCTCATTCTCAGCGGCCTCATCAGACGCGGCGAACGTGTGCACCGACACGACAGCCGAATCGCTGCCCTCTTCGGGAACATCACGACCATCGACACGACGAACCACACGATGCGGCAACGGATCACCCGACAAGCGGCGGGTAGAAACCTTTCCCAGAGGGGACAGCCACGCCACCAACACACGATGGATACTCGGCGCTGAATCAGTCGCCATACGCGGTGCCGCCGAACTGTTTAGCTGTCTTCTGGGCAGGCGCGTACTCGTCGTTGTGCGCCGACCCGAACTCCACGAGATGCGCCTGCGGATCAGTCGCGCCGACCTTCCCGCGACCCTTGTTCGTGGACCGTTCCGTCACCTGAACAGAATCACGGTAAGCGCCGGTGCCCACGGGAGAATTGTTCTTCCACGCGTCAACAACCTCGTCCATGAACTCGTTGACGCCCTGATTCACCTCAGGCAGTTTGTCGAAATCATCAAGCCGCACACCGAACTTCGCCAAAGGGTTCTTCCTCGTTGGACCGTTAGCCACGATTCATCACACCTTCCGCAGCTCCGCCACCAAACCCGGCGCCCAACCGTGAAAACCCATGTTCCAGTCACGAACCGCAACCACATCGAACACATCCGGCCCGTACCCCACACGGTCTTTCACCTTCACCGGCGAACCGGGCGGCAAGTACAGGTCAACATCGATCGTTTCGGTTTCCACAATCGAATACGTCCCCACCACCTGCACATGCGGGGCAAGTTGGATGACCGGAACAGACACCCCAGAACCGAACTGGGGAACCGTGTTACCCAAACCATCCGACGAGTCACCGACGTGCGGATAGTGCGTCACCGTGTACGCGGTTGGAAACGTCATAGCCGGTGAATCGTGATCGTAGGTGCAGGGTTAGCGAACCGCTTCGCATCTTCCAACTCGTCCCGGGTGAACACTGCCGTCCCAGACACCCACTCTGCATTCCGCTGGGTGAACGGCCCTGCCGTCAGCGATACCGCCTGCGATGAAACCGAACCCGGCGTCACCGTAAGGTGACGTGCAGCGACCGCAGCCACAAACTCTGTTACAGAGTCGGGCACACCTCCGCCAACATATTCGACGATCACCACTGTGCCGGTAACGAGTGAACACCCATTTCGGGTGACATCCACATAGTTACCGTCTTGGTTGAAGTCGACTTCTTCTCCACCGGTAAGCGTGACTGCTTCGACTTCATCCACCACGCCAGGCAGCCACACGCGCCCATTGACGACCTGCGCCCGCACCCGAGTGGCCCCGGTGGTGAACACCCGCCCGGTGACGCGCTGGAAGGTGTCACTGACACGGCCCAGCACGCCATCCACACGGGAAGACTGCTCCGGTGTGAGCGCTGCGGCGCTCGGCAATCCAAGCGCCGCAGCAACGTCATCGGCGGTAGCAAGCAACATCGCTGTGGCTAGCTGCCCGTCTTATTGAAGACGACCACACCAGTCGGGCGAACAACCTTGCCGCCGTACACGTGCAGAGCGCGGATACGGTCAGAGAAGCTGTCCTGGTCGCGCAGCGCCTCAACGGTGTCGATCTGCGACACATACGCAGCAGCCGACGGATGGAACGCGACGAACTGCTCATCGTCAGTGTCCCGCAGGTTGTTCGACTCCACGATCCGAGCACCCAGCAGGTTCCCGATGGTGCCCGCCCGCAGACCAGCAGCGTCGCCGGAAGTGTCCGCGCTGGTCAGCTTCGACCCGGACGAACGCAGCCAGAACGCCATCTCCGCGTTCACGACAACGACACGCCCCACGTTCGGGACGTTCGCCTTCGTCAGCTCCTTGAGCGCAGAAGCGATCAGGTCGAACGCATCATCAGCATCCGAGGGAGCAGAACCGGTAAGCGCGGTTCCGTTGTCCACCAGCATGTCAGCGATGAACTTGTCGGTGTCGGTGGCCAGGGCCGTGGCACCCGCACGGGTGTAGGCCTCCAGCGAACCAGCGACCTGAACACGGTCGATGTCATCGACGAGGAAGTCGATCGACTTTTCCTGATCGATGAGCAGATCGACGCCGGTGTCGGAAATCGCGTCCGCCGAGGTCTGCCGGCCAGCGGCCTTGTAGTCCTTGACGGTAGGTGCCACCACGCCAGCGATGTGGACCACGTTGCCCTTGCTTGCGATGCCCTCGTACTCGCGGTTGACGAGGTTGGCGAAAACGGTCTGGGCGGTCCACTCCTCCAGGAGCATGTCCGACCAGAGTTCAGGAATGAAGTTGTTGAAAGCCATTTTTGGCTCCCTTCTGTGTTAGTGGAGTTCTCCACGTAGATAGCTGTCGAGTCGGCCCTCTTCTCGCGCCTTCTTTCGCTCGTCAGGCGGCAGCGCCGCATACTCAGCCGGTGTGAGAGGCTTCGGGCCTTCAACCTTCTTGTCTGATGTGACTTCCGACGTCGGCACGGCCGACGATGCCGTTTTGGCCTTCAGCGCTTCTTCGATCCGCTTGTTGACGAACTCGTTCCACCGGTCGGCGGATTCGCGCATCTCTTCTTCGGTGTCGCCATGAATGAACTCCGGGTCGACTTTCGTTTCACGCGCCACATCACTTCGGATGCGTTCACGCTCAGCCGTCTCGAACTTTCGTTCCAGTTCTTCGATCCGGGACAGCGGGTCGTCGCCGATTTTTTCCTGCGACTCGCGCCATTTCTTGGCGTCCGCGAAGTTTTCCTTGGCTTGCGCCTCGTTCTTGCGGGCCATTTTCTTCCAGAACTCGACCGTCTCGGTTGGTTTCGGAGCTTGCGTTGGCTCCTCAACCGTGGCGGCTGCGTCCTGGTCGACTGCCGGTTCCACTGGCTCCGTTACGGCGCTGTGTTCCGACGTTTCTGCTGTCACATCATCAGACATGAGGGTTTGTTTCCTTTGCGGATGGGTTTTTCCATGTGCCATGCCCCGTTACGGGACATGTGTGCGTTATCCAGACCGCCGAGGGGGTCAGCGCTGGATGCTTCTGGGGCCTGAGAACTTCTGGTCACGCCATGCGAGGACCGGCCCAACCTCGCCATGCTCGCGAGTGACGATCAACTTCCGGTAGTCAACGGCGCGTCCGCCGCGGTCTGCGATGTCCGCGAACGCCTTCACCTGGTCATGCGTTTCGTTGAGAAGCTCCGTGCTGATTGTGTCGAAGTCCATCCCCGGGGGGATCACGTCAATATCGCAATCACAGCCCGGATGAATGGGCATCAGCGAGTTTTTGCGGTACCGCATGGTTGATGCGATGACACACAGCGCGCAGTTCTCGTTGCCGGTCAAGACGCGGCGGTAGAACTGGACGCCGCTGCGGGTGAACGACGACCTAGCTTGGTGCGTCTTTGCAAGTTGCAGGTCGGTGCCCGCCAGGTTCTCGATACGGCGCTGACCGGCACGGAGTGCCGCTGCGACGCTCTTACCTTCCGACAGTGCCGTACGTGCTGTGATCACGGGCCGCGCGTACACATTCTCCGACGGCACACCGCGAATCTTGGAGACCTCGACGGCCTGCACCGGTGACTGCTGGGTGACTTCTGCGATGTACACCGAAGTCATGGCAGCCATCGACTCTTGGGCCGCTTGGACAACCGGTGCCACCGAAGATGTCAACTCTTGCAGTCCACTGTCAGACAGCGTTACCGATGTCCACGCTGCGGACACATATTCGAGCAGTCTGCGCCTCAGTTCAGCGGTCGCAGCCGCATACTCAGCGTGATCCATCTTCCTGGGGACGCTGCACCGGATTGCCGGCGAACAGGGTTATCTGCTCACGCGCCCTATCGAGATCGTCCTGCTTGATCTGATCGGCGTTGTAGTTCAGGATGTTCCGCCGGATAGACGCCCACGACTCGCCGGCCGCCTTAGCCAGAGATGCTGCGGAATACTTCTCCCCCAGCGTCACACGGTCAGGCGACTCAAACGACACATCAACGGTGTCCTCAACCGATTCGCCCTCAATCTGCAACGCCTTAACCAAGATGGCCTCCAGGCCGATCTTCGCTATCGACAACCGATCCTCACACTTGAACAGGAAACCCTTTTCAATGTTGTGAGCACCCTCAGCCGACTGGTTCGCGCTGTCCGGCATCAGCATCGGCAGCGGAGTCTTGGTCGCCGACGACAGCTGTCGAATATGCTCCTTGATCGCCGACAACATCGGAGTAAAGTCGTTCGTCTGCGATTCCCAGATATCAACCCCAGGGGGCAACTCCCACAACGCTCCCGGCGCGGCCTCAAAGATCGAGGCGTAGTCGATCGCGTTGCCGTTCTCGTCAACCTTCGGCAATCTATGCTCCGACGACTTCAACGCCCGCTGCCGGAAAGCCTGAATCGCCATCGTCGACAACAACTGAAGCTCAGCCCGGTTGATCCGGTTGATGATGTCAATGTGAGGCTCCACCTCGCCCATGCCATCAGGGTTCTGGTACACCACCACCGGCGGCGGCGAACCGGTCACTACAGCATCACCAACCGGAACCCACGAGTCTGAGATTCGCGTCACCAGCCTGCGCCGGGACGACGACTGCACAAAGCACGGACGGGCGAACTTCTGCCACCCGTCACCCGACCACACAATCGCAAAATCCGACTCGGCATCGAGGTCCCGCCACCACCGCATAGCGGACCTGATCCGCCACGGCTGCAACGGGTCAACGCTGACAACCATCGTCTCAGGAGAATCAGCTGTGATCGTCGCCGTACCGTCATCACGACGCCAGCACGTCAAATACGACTCGCCGAAGTCCAGCCCATACTTGACCCACTGCTTACACACGGAATCCATGCGGTTATCCCGCCAAATGCGCCGCGCCCGCAACGCCAAATCACTATCAGCGGAACCACCAACCGTTATCCCGTTCGGGATGATCCGGTCAGCAACAGAATCCCGCACCATCAAACCCCAGTTGGTGCGCGCCTCACGCTGAAACGAACGCCACGCCGCAGACGTGTTCCGCGTCAACTCAGGAAGCGGAGCATCCCCATTGGAGTAACGCGCCAACAAACGCACCCGCGACATTCCGTCGTCGATACGCTTCGTCAATACCGGGAGCCATTCCGCTGGCGTTGAAGCAGTCAACAGCTGACCCCCTCTCTGTCTCTATCGCGACTAGTAGATCCGTCTAGGCGCAAACACTTTCGGGCGCGGACGCGCACCATCACGACGCGCATCAACACACGCCTCCCACGACAACATCCCCGCCATCGCAGCATCAAACTTGTCGGCCAAACGGCCATCCTGCTTCTGCATAACCCACAGAGGCTGGCCCGTATCGTCCACCAGCTTCAGCTCACGCCGCCCCGCATGACCCATATGCTCAACAAACTTCGGCCGCCACACATTGGCAGCCAGCACCGCGTCACCAGTCGCCAATGCATCGGCATAACCCTGCGTCGCAGCAGCAACACGCCTCAAACTGCCGCCGCCACCAACAGCCCACTCCACAACCCGATCCGGGAACCGGCCCGCCCACGCGGCGATCGTCGAATCCCAGCCCCACGGATCGCAGTACATGCGCCACACCTCAAACCGAGACATCATGTCCACAACGAGCGCAGTCACCTCATGCTCAGGGACTTCCCACTCTTCGACGTTCTCGGGACGCTCCCAACACCCCAACAACATCTGCCGGCCCGTCGCAATCTCAGTGACCACGACAGCCGTCGCATCTCTCCACCGCGACCCGTCAAACCCAGCAGTGACGAACGCTCCATCCGGCACCGTCTCATCACACTGCACCAGGCGTGTCATATCGAACGCCTGCGAGCCCGACTTACGCCACCGATTCAGATAGACACGCTCCCAGTACGCACGATCAATACCGGTACGGTCGTAGTCCTTCGCGATCCGCTCAAACTGACCCGGACCCCACTCCCCAATAGGACCGGTAGCATCCGCGACAGCAGCAACCCGCTTCTCCACCGTCGACAAATCATCATGCTCATCGCCAGCCCAACGGCGGAAGAAGAACAACGACGGGTCCTGACGCTCACCCCTGGCGATAGACTCCGCCTCGGCAAGCACATCCTCTTCGATGCTGCCCTGCCCCGGCTGCCCAGCCGTCGACGTGTACAACGTCCACGGATCCTCCATCGGCCGCTTCGGCATGTTCTGCAACATCGTCTCGTGCGCGTCACGATGCCTCGGCATAAACAACCGGTGCGGCTCATCGAAATGCTGAAACGTCGTCCGCGCACCATCACGAGACCCCGGAGCATTCGACACAGCAACAGCGAACCCATCCTCACCACCCGAAGGTGACAACCGGACGATCCGCTCCTTACTGATATCAAACAGATCAGCGTCAGGGCCGTTCTCCAAGATGTACTTCAGCACACCGAACGCAAGCTCTGACACCTGTTCCTCGGTGACCGCCATCATCGGAATCACAGGAGAACGAACCGGACGCCCCACCGGATTGCCGGCAGCGTCAAACCCGTCACACCGAACCGGCGCCTCCGGGTGCAGCTCCACACCGCAAATCCACGCCGCGAACTCGGTCTTGGCTACGCCCTTCCTGAGTTCGACGCCAGCCCGCTCGAACCGCCGACGGCCAGCCAAACGGTGCCCACGCGGATACAGCTCGTACAGCCGATACACCAGCGCGCGCTTCTCATCATCGAGACGTGCGGCCTGCCCCGACAGTGAGCCAGGGCCGAACACCATCCGATCCTCAATGAAGTCGCACACCTGGGGACCTAACGTAGGAAACGTTAAATCCACAGGAGGGACTTGCAAGACAGCCATAAGGCCGTCAGGTCACAAGCTTCAAACGAGGATCGTCACCAGGCTCCGGTGGGCACACCGGCGCAGCCTCCGACTTCCGCCGCTTCGACCCCTTAGCCTTCGAATCCTCGGTGGCCTCAATCTGCCATTCCAGTCGGCGACGGGCCAGCGGATTCGTCCCGTAATCAGTGTCGGCCTTCTCCAACCGAACCTGAGCCTCCGCACGCGCCTTCGCGTTATCGGCAGTCCAAAAATCGTTATAGAGCATCGCCACACGGAACAACCCGTTGATATCCGAGTCTGTGTACTCCGGTGCCATCGGCGACGCCCAAATGTCATTCCACCAGCGCACCGTCAACGGATGCCACACAACACCATCCGGCAGGTCTGGCGCCACCACATCATGATCCGCCGACAACGTAGCCCGAGTCGAAGACTTATTGCGCCGAGCACGCACAGAAGGATCTTTAGGTACAGGTGGCATGACTTCCTCCCATTTCGGGAATCAACAAGTGTGGCGAAAACCGCAGGTCAGACCCCATTTCGGGGAAACCGCGAAACCCCCGGGTTCCGTACAGACCAAAATCCGCA